CCCAAAAACCCCAAAAAGGCCCACAAAAGCCCCCCTATTCGCACGCCGTACCAATAGCGTATAATGCCCCTGCACGGCCAACGAGGCCGGAAACACCAAGGAAACCAAACCATGAACGCCATTCAGATCTTCCGCCAAGCCATGCTCGCCCAACAGACCCGCGCCATCCTCACCAAAGCCTACGGAGTCGAATGGGTCCGCACCAAGCGCCCAGCCTGCACGCAGGCCATGCGTGACGCCCTCGCTGCTTCGATCCGCAAGTACCGCAACGGACTCCCCGGGCGAGTCACCGCCACCGGCCAGCACATCAACCCCTACGACGGCGGCAATTTCTGCTGCCAGTGATTGTTCGGATTCCCAACCACCACCACCTCCAAGGAGACCCCGACGATGATCGCGACCATCCACAACCTCCCCGAGACCATCACCGACGCCGCCCTGCTTGACTTCACCGGAGCCACCGGAACCTACACCGGCAAAGCGAGGCGGTGCTGCTGCGGATGCTCCGGCAATCACTCGCAGCACAAGGCATCCATCACCCGGCAGATCAACCGCATCACCGCTCTGGTGAAGGCCGGCCACGCCGCCGAGGTCGGACCCAACAACATCGCCGTCGAGGTCATCACCGAAAGAAGCGAGTGGGGCGAGGTCATCAACGGCCGGCTCTACATCGTCTACTTCGACTGACCCATCAACCGCCGTTCGTGTTCCCTGTTCCCTTCCTCACCCCCAAGGAGATTCCTCATGGCCCTCACCACCGACACCCTCAAGTCCCTCCGCGCCGACATCGACGCCGCCCTCAAGGCGGTGGCGGCCAAGCACGGCGTCACCCTGACGACCGGCCGGTGTTCCTACGCCGACACGCACGCCACCTTCAAGCTCGAGGTGGCGACCACCAGCGGCGACGGCTCCGGCAACACGATGACGAAGCAGGCGGCCGACTTCCTGACCTACGCCCCGCTCCGCAACTGGGACGCCTCGCTGCTCTTCAAGGAGATCCCGTTCCAAGGCGGCACGGCCACCGTCATCGGCGCCTACCCCCGGCGGAAGATGCCCATCGTCGTCCGTTCCTCCAAGGACGGCAAGAACTACGTCACCGGCGAGTGGATCGTCCTCAAGAAGGCCGCCACCGCCGCAGCCGGCTGACCAGCACCCCGCCCCGCTGGAGCAATCTGGCGGGGCGGGGGCTATCCGCACAGCGTTCGCATATGGTACAACTGACTCCCGCACGACGGTCGAACGTTCGACGGTGCATGGTTTGATTGTTCGGATTCCCAAACGAGAGGACACGACGATGGCACACGAAATTGACTTCACCACCAGCGCAACCGGCTCGGCCATGTTCGCCAACAAGCCGGCCTGGCACGGCTTCGGCACGGTCGTCCAAGGGGCGCAAACCTCCGAGGACGCCCTGCGGATCTCCGGACTCGATTGGACCGTGGCCACCACGGAAGTCGCGGCCAAGTTCCCCGACGGAACCTACCGCAACATCCCGACGCACCGGGCCACCTACCGCACCGACACGGGCGCTCCGCTCGGTGCCGTCGGCACCCGGTACGTCCCCCTGCAGAACCGCGAGGCGTTCGGCTGGATGGACAGCGTGGTGGGCGAGTCGCTCGCCATCTGGGACACCTGCGGCAGCCTCAAAAGCGGCCGTCAGGTCTGGATGCTCGCCAAGCTCCCCAAGACCATCGAGGTCATCAACAATGACATCCTCGAGCAGTACGTGCTCATCACCAACCGGCACGACGGCCTCGGGGCGGTCAACCTGTTCCCGACCACCGTGCGTGTGGTGTGCGCCAACACGCTCCGGCTCGCCGTCAGCAGCCTCAAGGCTCAGGGTGGCCTGACCATCGGCCTGCGGCTGCTGCACACCGCCGGCTCCCTGGCCAAGCGGGTCGAGAAGGCCCGCGAGTGCCTCGGAGTCATCAGCGGGGTGCAAAACCAGTTCGGCGAAGCCGCCCGCGTGATGCAGTCGAAGGCCTTGGACACGCAAGCCGTGGCCAACTACTTCGGCTCCCTCGCGGAAGGCAAGCCCGACCGGACCCGCAACAAGCTGCTCAACAGCCTGTGGGACCGGTTCGCCCTGCCCACGAACGAAGGTTCGTTCGGCTCCACCATCTGGACCGCCTACAACGCGGCCAGCGAGTACGCCGACCACGAGCTCCGAGTCGTGGGCAAGGGCAACGTCCGCGCCGAGCGGAAGTTCGCGAGCGTCCTCTTCGGCTCCGCTCACACCTTCAAGGAGCGGGCCTGGGCGCTCGCATCCGAGCTCGCCGTCTGACCCGATCGCCGGGGCGGCTGGCAGTCAGCCGCCCCGGCTCTCTCTTCATCCACCAACTCAAGGAGCCCTCTCATGGCCCCCGGCCAGACCGTTTTCCGTTTCACCGTCCTCGACTCCGTTTCCAGCGCCGGCCCGCGCGGCTTCGCCTGCCACGCGTGGCTCACCGCCGGAACCGTCACCGACCTCATCCACGAAGGCCGGCGGATGATCTCCAACGGCACGCTCCTCTGCCCAGACGACGGCCGGTGGTTCTCCAGCGCCGCCGAGGCCAAGGTGGCGATGGCGGAAGCCATCGAGGCCCGCGCCGCCGACCTGCTCGCCCAGGCCAAGACCATCCGCAAGGAGGCCGACCTCGACATCGCCCGCGAGCAGAAAGAGGTGGCGTGATGGGACGCACAGCAGGCCACGTCAAAAAGACCGGAACGGAGCGGCACGTCACAGAAGCCCGTCTGTGGGAAGTCCTCCGTGCCGCCACGCAACTGGTGGACACGTCCACCATGATCGGACGGTCGCCCGGAGGCGGCCGCAGTCTGTTCGCCACGCAGTCCGGGGCCATGCTCGCCCTGGCGACCAAGTGCGACCTCCTCCGCGACGCCATGAAGAGACGCGACACCTACGGGGACGAACGATGAAGCTCCGCATCCTCATCATCTGCCCCCAAGCGGTCGGCCCGGCCTGGCTGCGGCAGTTCGTGCTGCACAACTCGGGACAGGTCACGCCGTGGCGTCATCAACTCGACGCCGCGGCGTGGTTTGCCGGCCGGCAGTACGGCCTACTCGCCGGCGACATGGGCACGGGCAAGTCGCTCACCGCCTGCATGATCGCGGCCGGGAGCGAGCAGATCGTGCCCCTGCTGCTGACCACCGGAACCGGCAAGGCCCGCGCCAAGGCGCTCGCCACCCGGCTGGCCGCAGCGACCGGCGAGAGCCTCGCCGTCATCATCAACTACGATTCGGTCTGGCGCCCCGAGGTCGCGGCCGTCCTCAACCGCGTGAAGTGGGACGCGATCATCACGGACGAGTCGCACCGCATCAAGTCGCCGACCGGCCGCGCCTCCAAGTGGATCGCCGGCCTGGCTCGCGCCAACCCGCAAGCCAAGCGGCTGGCGTTGACCGGCACCCCAATGCCCCACTCGCCGCTCGACCTCTGGGCGCAGTTCCGATTCCTCAACCCGGACATCTTCGGCCAGTCGTTCGTGGCGTTCCGTGCCCGGTACGCCATCTGCGACCGCATGTTCCCCAGCAAGGTCATCCGGTGGGTGCGGCAGGATGAACTCACGGCCAAGCTCGACGCCAACGCGTGGCGGGTCAAGGCCGACGACGTCCTCGACCTCCCGGACGCCATGCACGAGACCATCGCCGTTGAGCTCGAGCCGGCCGCCCGCAAGTTCTACGACGCCCTGGCTCGCGATATGGCGGCCGAACTGGAGACCGGCGTCGTCACGGCCGCCAACGCCCTGACGCGGCTCCTGCGGCTGCACATGGCGACCAGCGGCTACACCCGCCTCGACAGCCCCGACGGCATCCAGCCCCGCAGCCTCCTCCGGCTCACGGCGCACCCGGCCAAGCAGGCGGCCCTCGCCGATTGGCTGACCGACCTCCCGCACAACGAGCCAGTCGTCGTGTTCGCCCGGTTCCGGTGCGACCTCATCGAGATCGCCGCCGTCGCCAAGGCCCTCGGCCGCCCCTACTCGGAACTCTCCGGGGAAGCCAACGGCCTGGCCGAGTGGCAGGACGGCAAGACCACCGTGCTCGGCGTCCAACTGCAAAGCGGCGGCGTCGGCATCGACCTCACGCGGGCAGCGTTCGCCGCCTACTACAGCATGGGGTTCAACCTCGGCGACTACACGCAGAGCCTGGCCCGCCTCCGGCGGCCCGGGCAAACGCGGTGCGTCCGCTACTACCACCTTGTCGCCAGCAACACCATCGACGAGCAGATCTACAAGGCGCTCAGCGATCGCAGCGACGTCGTCGAGTCCGTGCTCACCAAGCTCTCGCCCCGGCAGGAAGCCTTCGCATGATCCCCAACGCCTTCACTCGCATCATCATCGACTTCCTCACGGACAAGGGCGGCGGCTACTGCATCGCCGACGAGCTCCGCAAGCAAGTCCGCGAAGCCGGCCTGGTGCTCGACGCCCAGCGGCTGCGCAGCGCGGCCACGATGCTGCTCATCACGGACAACGAAGCCCGGGCGCTCAGCAGCCCGTGGCGGCAACTGCTGCTGGCGGTTGTTCGCAACGACCATGGAGTGGACTGGAACTACGTCAGCACGTCGCTGGCGACGGACCACGCCATGAACTGAAGGAGAAGACGATGGCTACGGATATTTCTGAACTCGAGACCCAGACCACCGACGACGCCGCTGGCGGCGACCTCTCGACGGTCCTCCAGAAGATCGCCGACCTCTACGAGCAGAAAGAAGAGGTCGCGGCACGGGAGAAGGCCATCAACGAGCGGCTCAAGTCGCTCGAGGGGATCGCCAGCGAGCTCATCAAGGTCAGCGGCCTCGACCGCGTTGGCGCCTCTGGCAAAACGTGGTGGGTCGAGGAGACCGTGCTGGTCAGCGTCCTCAAGGACAAGCGGGACGAAGTCCTCAAGGCCGCCGAGCAGGAAGGCATCCGCGAAGAGTTGATGACGGTGCAGACCGCGACCCTCAAGTCCTGGCTCATCGAGCGACGCAAGAAGCTCGGCCGCCCCGAAAGCGGCTCGTTCACCGAGGGCACGGCGTTCGCCGGCCTGGTCAGCGAGCTCCCGACGTTCCGGCTCATGCGGCGGACCAACGCCTGACCGGTTGACAGTGGTTCGATGGTTCGATTGTTCGGTTTCCCAAACCCAAGAAGGATGGTGCGATATGGCTCCGAGTGGTGAACTGATGGTCGGTGTCGAGGGCAGCAAGTACCTGGCCCTCCAGCCCATGAGCGACGTGCGCGAGGCGCTCATGGCAAACCTGCAGGCGGGTGAGAGCATCACCGCCCAGGATCTCGTTCGCGTGCCGACGCCAGCCGGCGGCGGCAAGGTGTGGTCGTGGAAGGACGCCGGAAACAACGACGTCACCGCGAAGTCCATCGACGGCGTGCTCGTCTACTACGGGGTCCGCGGGACCCTGTGGCCGACGACCGAGGCGACGATGGGCAGGAAGCCCGTGCTCGTCACCTACGACCTCGACACGGCCGTCCGTGTCAGTGACGACATCGGCGACCTCGACGCGGAGGCGCTGGAGTCCTGCCGGACGGGAGACCGCACCTACGACTGGAAGCGGCTTCCCTGGAACCAGTGGGGTTCCGGTAACGGCGGCGTGGGCAAGCGGTGCAAGGAGTCGCGGCTCCTCGCGATCCTCCGGCAGGAGGACGCGTGGCCGGTGCTCATCACCGCCGGCCCGGGGTCGCTGCTCCCGGTCGGCCAGTTCGTGAAGCGGCTGCCCGTGGCGCACTTCCGAGCGGAGATCAGTCTCACGCTCGAAAAGGCGCAGAGCAGCAACGGCAACCCCTACTCGCAGATCGTGCCGAAACTGCTCGGCACGATCAGCCGCGAGGAGGGCGAGATCCTGCGGAAGCTCTACACGCTCCCGCTGAGCAAGATGGCCGAGCAGCTCGACGTGGGCAGCGAGTCGGAGTGACTTGCTGACGTCCACGTGTGCCGGGGGCGCGGATGGATCCGCGCCCCCGGCTTTCTCTCATTCACCACCACCAAGCGAGACGGACAATGGCGACCATCAACGGCGTGAACATGGCGCTCGGCTACTTCCAACGAGGTTGGAAGTTGGTCGAGCTCTGCGGCGTGAACGATCACGGCACGGCCACGTGCTGGAAAGGCAAGGACTGCAGTTCGCCGGGCAAGCACCCCGTCGAGACAGCGTGGCAACTGCACTACGCCAAGGACGAAGACACGATCCTCGGCTGGTTCGACCGTCCGAACCCGGCCAACGTCGGCCTCCTACTCGGGCCGCTCTCCGGCGTCATCGACGTCGAGCTCGACGACGACGCGGCCAAGTCCGCGTGGGCATCCCTCGGGCTCGGTGAAATCTGGACGCCGACCTACTCGGCCGGCCGCGGCCCGCACCGCCTCTTCCGCTGGGACGAAGGCCTCCCGGCAACGGCGGTGAAGAAGGTCATGGGCATCGAGGTCCGGATCGGCAACGGCGGCGCGGCCGCTCAATCGGTCCTGCCGCCGTCGATGCACCACACCGGCGTCCGGTACCAGTGGATCGACGGGCTATCCCCCGACGACGTCGAGCTCCAGCCGCTCCCCGAGGCGCTCGTCAACCTCCTCTGGAACGACGACGGCGGGCGGGCACTGTTCACCGGCAAGCCGTCGAAGCCGGCCCGCACCATCATCCACCAAGGCGCCGGGGAGGGCGGCCGCAACGAATCCCTCCACCGGTTCGCCGTGTCGATGGGGTTCAAGGCCAGCGACATCGACAACCCGCTCGAGCAGCAAGACCTCTTGGCCATCATCCAAGCCGTCAACCTGACGAAGTGCAAGCCGCCGCTGGGCGACGACGAAGTGGCCTCCGTCTTCCGCAGCGCCGTGGGCTACGTCCGCAAGTCGCGGGCGCAAGGCATGGACACCCAGGCCGCGATCGAGCAGTCGGACGAGGCCCTCAAGGAATCGAAGAAGAAGCCCCGCAAGAAGCCGGCCGGCAGCAACAAAAAATGGGTCAACGTCTTCACCGACACGGGACTCTCGTTCGCCCCGCTCGACCCCGGCTCCGACGCGTCCCCGGAGTGGGGGCCGGGGGAGTGGCAGCTCACCGTGGTCCACTCCGATCCCCTCGAGTACCGGCTCCACGTCCCGGCCTGGAAGAAGTACACGGCCAACGGGCTGGGCAACATCACGCTCACCGTCGACCAGTTCCGCAGCGCCGCCCGCATGGCCGCGCAGGTGCTCGCGGCCACCGGCGTCATCATGCTCGACGACCTCCCCGGCAAGTGGAAGAAGATCTGGGACGGCGGCTACAAGGTGGCCGATCCCCGGGCCGGGAAGACCAAGCGGCGGATCGCCCGTGGCGTGAAGGCCAAGCTCCTCGACAACGTCGAGCACGAGTGGCCGGGGGCGTCGAGCCTCCGCTACGTCACCCTGGCCGGCTGGCTCTACGACCGGCTCAGTCAGGCCGCCCAGCCAACAGACGACGATCTCCCGGACCCCAACGGCCGCGCCGCCTGGCGGGCCGATGGGACGCTGTGGTTCGCCTGGAACAAGGTCTGGGAAGACGTCGAGCGGCAGCACCGCGTCCTCGAAGGCGAGCGGCTGAGCCTCAAGCGGCGGCTCCTCGGCCAGCTCGAAGCCAAGGACTTCGTCCACCGCGAATACCGCCACCTCAGCGGCCTCAGGAAGACCTACGTGGTCTGGACCCGGCAAGAGTTCGCCGCCCTCGAGCGGATGGCCTCAGAGGCCGAGCAGGAGGCCCAGCAAGCAGACGGCGGCACGCCCCCCGAGCCGCCTCCAGCCTGACGCGAAAACCCCTACCTATATGCCCCCCGAAAGTGAAACAGCCGTTTTCAATCTTCGCAAGCGTCCGGTTTTCCCGACACGGCGCACAAGTCCAAGCGGCGCCACGGCTTACCGTGCCGGGAAAACCCCCGGGAAAACCCGTTTTGCCGGACTTTTTTTCTTGGAACGCTCCGTAAGCGGCCCGAAAACCCCCCATCCTAACCCCAAAAAGCCATCCCCATGACCCTCCAGATCGCCCGGCTCGTCGGCTCGGCCGGCTCCGGCAAGACCTCCGAACTGCTCCGCATCATGGACAGCGCCCTCGACCACCTCGGCCGGGATCCCCTGCGGCTGGGGTTCGCGTCCTTCACCCGCGCCGCCCGGGCCGAGGCCGTCGAACGGGCCAGCAAAGCCTGGAACGTCAGCCCCGACCTCCTCACGAGCCGCGGCTGGTTCCGCACCGTCCACAGCGTCGCCTACCGCTGCCTCGGGATCTCCGGCGGGCAGATGATCGGCAACACGCAGGCCGACATCGAATGGCTCTGCAACGCCCTCCAGTGCCGGATCGAAACCTCCATCGACGACGACACGGGGCGACAGAAGTTCCTCGGCGACCCGGCGGCCGCCGCCGCCCTCAACTGCTGGGAACTCTGCCGTGCCACGCTCCAGCCGCTCGAGCCAATCGTGAAGCGGCTCAAGAGCATCGACGACAACGTGCCTCCACTGGACTCGATTGTTCGGGTATGCAACCGCTACGAAGCCGCCAAGCGACTCGACGACCGCGTCGACTTCTCCGACCTCCTGCTCCGGTTCGCCGGGTTCGCCGTCGACACCACCGGGGTGCCGTACGTCAGAACCCCGGAGGGAGAGCTGCCGGAAGTCGATGCCTGGCTCTTCGACGAGCAGCAGGACGCCAGCGCCCTCATGGACGCCGCCTGCAAGCGGCTCGTCACCGCTCCATCGGTCCGCTGGTGCTACATCGTCGGCGATCCGTTCCAAGCCATCTACGGGTTCGCCGGCTCCAACGCGGACAACTTCATGGCCTGGCACGCGGACAAGGAACGGATCATGCCGCGCTCGTACCGCTGCCCCGCCCCGATCATCAGCCTCGGCGAGCAGTGTCTGCGGCGGATGAAGCGGGGCTACTTCGACCGTGGCGTCGAGCCGGCTCCGCACGACGGGTCGGTGTCGGAGCTCAACTCCATCGAGGACGCGGCCAGCCTCGCCAACCCCGGCGACAACTGGCTCTTCATCGCCCGGACGAACTACCAAGCCGGGAGGCTCATGGCGGCCCTCAACGCCGCCCACAAGCCGGCCAAGTGGACAACCTCCCCTGACGGCCGCACGGCCCGCTCGGTCGGTCTGGCGGCCCTCTGGGCGCTCGAGCACGGCGAGCCGATCACCGGCCAGCAGTGGAGCCGGGCGCTCGAGCTCCTGCCGGCCTCCTCGGGCCGGGACCGCGTCCCGATGCTGGCCCGCGGCACGAAGTCACGGTGGAAGAACGGGGACGCGGCCGACCAGTGGGACCTCATCTTCCCCAGCGACCTCCCGGCCATCGGAGCGACCTCGGAACTCTGCGACCGCATCGGAGCCGGGAAGTGGGTCGGGCTCGTCGACCGCGGGCTCGAGTGGCGCGAGCAAGCTCTACGGCACGGTCCCGACCTGGCCGCCGAGCCAAAGATCCGCGTCGGCACGATCCACAGCGTCAAAGGCTTCGAAGCCGACAACGTGGCCGTCCTCACCACCACGAGCGGCCAGATCGAGAACGGGATGGAAGACCAGACCCAGCACGACGAAGAGCACCGCATCGCCTACGTAGCGGTGACTCGGACCCGTCACCACCTGCACGTCATCAACGAGGGGCGGCAGAAGACGCCGCGCATGGAGATCCTATGAGCACCATCCTGCACAGCATCGCCGTCTGCTCGCGGTGCGGTTGCGACGCCCACGACATGCTCGACGACTTCACCGACAAGCGGGGTCACCGTACCTGGCTGCTCTGGTGCATCTACTGCGGGAACCGCGACCGCATTGACGCCCCGGCTACACCGGAGGCGGCTCCCGAGCCGGTCCCGCGGCCGGCCGAGGCGGCCGAGGAGTTTCGGCTCAAGTACGGGCGGTTCCAAGGCATGACCCTGGCCGAAGCGGACGCCCAGCCCAACGGCAGGAAATACCTCGAATGGATGCTGGCAAACAACAAGGCGCTCGCTCCGCGGGTCGCGTCCTACCTCAAGGCATCGTCCGCGTGAGTCCCGTGCTCCACCGTGAGCCGCAAGCGGCTGCTGCATCGTCCAGCCGCATCGGTCGCCCAGTTGCTGGTGGCGAGTAACGGCAACAACCGGGGGCGGCGGATCATCTCGCCGCTGCACCCCGGACGGCAGCAGCCTCCGGCGCGGGTCGTCGCCCAAGCGACCCGCGCCGGGGCAACGCCCGTCAGCAGTGCTAGCACCTCACCGCGGAAGTCCTTGCCGGCAAGGCACTAGGCAAACAGATCGGCCATGCGTATGCTCCCCCCGCCCCTGGAATCCCCTGCAGTTTTTCAGACGCCATTGTTCGGGTATCCAACCGCCACGGAGGGCAACGGAGTGCCTCGCGAGTCCACCATCGTCGCCTCGATTGTTCGCTCAGCCAAACAACTCGGCTGGTGGAGCATGAAGCTCCACGGCGGGCCTCACCAGCTCTCGGGTGTCCCCGACCTGCTCTGCCTCAACGGCGGCCGCGCCGTCTTCCTCGAGGTGAAGCAACCCGGCAAGAAGCCGACGAAGCTCCAGGAACTGCGGATGCGAGAGATCGAGCAACAAGGCGGCGCACGGTGCGCCGTCGTCACCTCAAGGGAAGAAGCGAATGCGGTGCTACGAAATCATCAGGACGCTGCGTGTCGGACGGCTGACGATCCGGCTCTGGGTCGAGGCGAACGACGGGCCGTGCGAGGTCTGTGAAGAGACCGCCGACAACATCGCCCTCTGCGCCACCACGCTGGCCGACGAAGACGATGATCCCGTCGTGCTCGCCGAGAAACTGATGAACACCCTCAACGGCATCACCCGGGCCGAGGTCATCGACACAAGCGGCCACGGAGGCGCGGTGAGCATCGCGATGGAAACATGAGCATCAGCATCGAGCAAGTCGTCTGCGTGAGCATCGGCGTGATTCTCACCCTGCTCACGTTCGTCGCTGGAATCTGCGTTGGACGGAACCTCGCAACCAAGGAGAGAGAGAATGACAGCTGCAGCAAACGGTGCATCCCGCGGAACGCCTGGCACACGCCTCGACCTCGAGGTGACTGAACTCAAGCGGGCGCTCGCCATGGTCGCCCCGGCGGTCGCCGGCCGAACCTCGATCCCAGCCATGCAGCACGTCCTCATCGCGGGCGGGATGCTGACGGCCACGGACGGCGAGCTCCGCATCGAGACCAAGCTCCACGGAGCCGAAGAGTCCGGCATCACCGTCCTCCTCCCCGGCGACAAACTCACCCGCATCGCCGGGGCCTGCGACCGCGACGGCGACATCCGCATCGAGCAGGGCAAGGCGGCTTGCACCGTGAAGAGCAAGACCGGCAAGTGGGTCCTCCCGACGTGCGCCGTCTCGGACTTCCCCGCCAGCGCCCCCGGCCGCCTGCTGCCGGTCGCTCGGGTTCCCGGCGACCAGCTCGCCCGCTGCCTGGAGACCGTCATTCCCGCGGCCGACAAGCGTGGCGGCGGCGTGCTCATCAACGTCACCGACGGCGTGGTCACGTTCGTGGCCACCGACGGGCGGCGGCTCCACGCCTACCGCATCGAGATCGACCAGGCCGTCGACGACTGCGAGGTGCTCATCACGGTGCGGGCGGCGAACGCCATCCACTCCATCGCCGTCGCCGCCGGCTTCGAAGCGGTGCAGCTCGCCTCCAGCAAGGCCTCCATCGTCGCCACCAACGCCACGACGACGCTCACGGCGGCCCGCCTCGCCTCGGCCTTCCCAGCCTGGCGGAAGGCCATCCCCGAGGAGTCGGACGCCCCGACCCGCGTGCAGGCCGGCCACCTCCTGGCCGCGACCCGGGCGGCCGGGATCACGACCAGCCAGACGAGCCGCGGCGTGGCCTACGCCATCACCAGCGAAGGCATCCTCCTCACGGGCAAGAGCCCCGAGGCCGGCGAGTCGAAGGTCGCCTGCGACATCAGCGAGTGCGGCACGCCGTGCCAGATCACCCTCGCCCCCGAGTACGTGGCCCAGTTCCTCGAGACCGTCGAGTCGCTCGAGATGGTTCACATCGAAGCAAAGAGCGCCGAGTCGAATGTCGTCCTCCGCTGCGAGGACCGGCTCTGCGTCATTTCCCCCATCGCAGCCTGACGAGGTGACCCATGTGGCTCTGTACCAAACGCGGCTTCTACTCGATCGTGCAGGACACGGCCGACCGCAATTCGTTCTTCATCCGCTCGCGGGACATCACGCACCTCCGCGCCCTGGAGCCCGGCGTCCCCATCCACACAACCCCGGAACGCGACTACCCCTACCGCATCCACGTCTGCCGCTCCCGGCTCGCGGAGATCATCGCCATGCTCGGCAGCGAGATCGACTACGGCAACTTCAAGAGCAAGGTGGACTCGTCCTTCGGCGTCTTCGACTGGTACGGCCGTGCGCTGCACGAGGTCTGGCACGTCTTCTGGAAGGGCGCCGCCTGGCTCCGTCCGGCCGACGACGCCGATCTCCCGAGCGCGGCCGGGCTCTTCGACCAGGAGTGACGGCATCGCGGGTCCGCTGCATCGCGTGGGCAGGAGGCACGAATGGCTGACGACGCCGAATGGCTGCGGCACGCGATTGCCGCCGACCGCATCAAGATCGCGCAACTGGAGTCAGAGATCGCACGCCTGCGGCTCACCGGCGAGGAGCGGCGAGACATGAACACTGACAACACACAAGACGCAAACGAGCCGTCTCTTGCATCCGCTGGTTCTAAGCCGGTGGCGTGGGCGGTGACTGCCGGCCCGCCGGGCGATCTGTCGGTCTATGAGGCATTCGCGGACCACCAGAAGGACGAGGCTATGAGTCTCGCAAGAGAGTGCCTTTTTGGCGAAACCAACCGACCACTGCCGCTCGCACCGTTGTATTTTGCCCCCGCGCTCACCGACGAGGAGCGGGAGGTGATATTTCGCGCGATGTATCGGGTTGCTGGCGCAGACTCCGCAATACTCTGGTCGCTGCTGGAGCGACTGAAGTGAGAACGCCAGCGATCAGCGGCATCGAACGCAGGAGCAACCATGACGAACGAGAATGAGCAGTCCATTCCATCGCGTGGTTCTGCCTTGCCTGGAGAGTTGATTATTCAAGCGTTCAAAGAACTCGCGGCATCAACAAACGACGCGAGTGCTGCGCAAGCCACGAACCACGCCACGCTACTGGTGGCCCTTCTCCAGAAAGGCATCGTCACAGACGAGGAACTGACCGCTGCTCGACCGCGAGCCGTTGCGATTGTTGACCAGATGTTTGCCGAAAGCCGCGACCGCAAGAAGCAAGAGGACTTGGACAAGGTCAAGGAGATTCTTGAGCGGCTTTTGAAGTAGGCAGAACACGGAAGATCAACGGCCGCGAACGAAGGAGGCGGCGACTATGAGCGACACTGACGAGCGGTCTGTTGCATCGGCTTGTTCTGCTGGCGCACCTAAAGGGTTCACAGAAGAACTTGCCGACCTTCTCAATAGGCACAGCATGGAGAACGAGAGCGGCACGCCCGACTTCATCCTTGCAAGGCACCTCACCTCCTGCCTTGTTGCGTGGAACTGTTCTATGCGCGAGCGCGAGGCATGGCACGGGCGCTCCGTCAACGTCGGCGCGGCCACATTGGATTGAGCAGAACCAGAATTAGGCGGCCAGTTCGCAGCCTAATCCGGGTCCGACCTGCGTTTCGCGGCCGAACGGCGTGAAACGGCCCGCGAAAAGCGGCGAAGCCGGCGAGTGGTAGGCGTGGACGCTTGACACGCTCGCCATCCTGCGTGAGTCCCGGCGGATACCGGGAGTTCACGGAGGATTGCCATGCGTTTGCTTCTCGCCTGCCTTGTCGCCCTGGCCTGCTTCACGGTTGAAGCCGCCCCGACTGTCGTGGTCACGGCCCAGGATCACGCCACGATCATCGCCCGTCGCGGCGTGCTCGTGCACTCCGGGTGCGGCCAGTACGAGGGGATCGGCTGCGGCTCCACCCCCGAATCCGCGCGGCGGAACTGCTGCTTCTTCGGCAAGCGGGTCATCGTCGAGGAAGGCGTCGCCTACTCGCCGGCCCGTCGCCAGTGGTTCGCGGTCATCCGCTACCGGTGACCCAGCACCATCGCCTGGCGGGCCCGCCTCGACTCGGGGCGGGCTCGCTCAGGCATGGCCACCTCGCTCCGCACCCAGACAGGACAGGAACCTCCATGCAGCACGACGATGGCATCGACGTCCCCAAGCTCTTCCGCATCTGGCACGACCATACGCTCCGTCGCTCCGACCTCCCCGCCATCCTCGGGTGCACGCCGTCGGCGTTCACGGCGGCCGTCAAGCGGCACGGCCTCAAGCGGCGGCCGCCGCGCCACAAGCCACGGGCCGACGCGCTCGAGCGCCAGGCCAACGACCCGACCCCTGCCGAGATCGCCGAGCGGGCCGCAGCCATCCGCGCCACCTGGGGGCCGGAGCGGTTTCGCTTGACACGCCCTTGACGATGGCGGCTGGCACAACTCCCAGCAGCACGGACACCATGACAACCACCGACCGCGACACGGTGACCTACCAAGACGTCGTCAAGCGGTCCCCTGACCTCCTGCTCCCGGCCACGTCGCGCGAGTGCGCCCCGGCCTACTGGGAAGCGGTCCTCGATGGCGAGGAGATCGCCAGGGATACCGACGTCACCATCCTCGGCCTGGCACGCAACACGATGCCGTGGCTCACGATCAACACCGCCCGCATTGAATACTTGGGCAACCAGTTCCGCTCCTGGCGGGCCTTCGTCTACGAAAACGACAGCACCGACGGGACGCAGCGCGAACTGCAGGCCTGGAGCGAGCGGTGCCCGCAGGTCGAACACCAGTGCTCCACGCACAACCGCCCGCAGTTGTCCACGGAGAAGTCGAAGCGCCGCACCGACGCCCTCGCCGAATACCGGCAAGCCTGCCTGGAATGGGCGCGGAGCCACCGGCCGGCCGGCGACCGTCGCCACCGCATCATCGTCATCGACCTCGACACCTGGGGCGGATGGTCCGCTCACGGCGTCATGAGCGGCCTGGCCTGGATGAACAGGCTCGCGGACGCGGCCGGCCTGGCCAGCGTGTCGACCATCGAATACCCGTCCGACCTCGATCCCAGCGGCAAGATCACCATCCACTACGACGCCTGGGCGTTCCGCCTCAATCACTGGACAGAACAGCACGACATGGGGTGGTTTCACGGCTGGTTTCCTCCCGTCGGCAGCGAGCCAGTCAGATGCTGCTCGGCCTTCGGCGGCATGGCGATCTACCAGCCGGAAGCGTTCTTCGCCGGAACCTACTCGGGTGGCGACTGCGAGCACGTCAACTTTCACCGCAGCATCTACGACAAGACCGGGATGAGCATGTACCTCAACCCCGGGCAGCGGCTCGTCATGAACTGGATCCCCCAAGGGGCGGCCACGGATGGCAGGCAACACGGCAACCATCTCGATGCAGGAGTTTCGGGCTGACTGGTGTGCCCACATCCCAGTCGCCGACCTCTGCATCCGTTGGACCATCACGAAAGATCAGGTCGTGCGGCTCCGCGACCTGTGGGCGCTCCCGCTGCGTCGCGACCGGAAGCACATCAAGAAGCCGCTCCGGCAGAAAGATCCGACCCCTGCCGAGATCGCCGAGCGGGCCGCGGCCATCCGTGCCACCTGGGACGCGGCCACCGAGCTCGACCGGCGGGTCGTGAAGCCGCGGCTTTTCCAGATGCGGCCCGTCACTCTCTCCTCGCCGCCGGACACCCCGGAGCCAAGTTCGCTCGACGACTTCATCGCCCGGGCCGAAAGCCGCGGCTGAACCACTCAAAGGCACCCCCCGTCCGCTGATAGCGTGAATTGCACCCCCCGGAGCCCCATGATGGACACGCTCGCCCCGACCACCGTTGCCAGTCACTTCACCGAGATCGCCGGGGCCATCCGCGCCTACATCGAGACCGCCAAGTCGGCAGCGGCCGGCGGCATCACCTGGCAGGAGTTCGGCGAGCTCCTCATCTCATTGCTGCGGCTCGCCGTCAGGCTCGCCGACATGCTCGACATCCCGGGCGCCGAGCGGAAGGCCATCGTCCTCGAAGCCGCGGCGGCGCTCTTCGACGCGGTCGCCGACAAGGCGATCCCGCCTTACGCATGGCCGCTCTGGATCCTCATTCGGCCATCCGTCCGCACCCTTGTCCTGGCCATCGCCAGCGGGGCCATCGAATCGCTCTTGCCACTCACCCGACAGGCCTCGCCCGCATGACCACCATCGTCCTCATCGTCGCCGCCGCCACGGCCCTCGCGTGGCCATGGATCAAGGAACACGCCGCCGGCCTCGACCCCTCCCGGCTCGAGCGGCATCACTACATCGCGGCCTTCATCATCGTGGCCGCGCTGCTGTCCTACCGTGGCCAGTCCGCAGAGCCGGCTCCTCCCGCTCCTCCTCCTGCCCCGGAAGCCCTCGACCTCCGCGGCACCTTCGTCGGGGCCGAAGCCTCGGCCGACGCCCTGCTCACCGCGGCCATCTGCCGGGAACTGGCCCGCGAGCTCGCGTGGGACGGGCAGCAGGCCGAGCCGTTCATCAAGACCGGCGTGGCCTTCGACGAGCTCCGCATCCGCACCCGGATGCTGGCCTGCTCGGGACAGAGCCTCGGAGACAAGCACCCCCGCGCGAGGCAGGCGATCGAGCAATTCCTCAACGCCGCCGCCGGCACCTCGGGCGGGCCTCTTACCCCGGAGACCCGTGGCCGCTGGGTCGCCGCCTACCGTGACGTCGCCAAGGCCGCGGAGGCTGCGGCCCGATGAAGTCCCGCTGGCAACTCCTCGCCGCCGCGCTGCTCCTGACGCTGGCCGTCGCCCTGGCGTTCGGCCGCAGGGCGTCACGCCCCGAGGCCAACTTCGGCTACACGCCCGACGCCACCGCCGTCGAGCGGTTCCTCAGCGATCTCCCCAAGCCGACCTTCGCCCAGGCCGGGGCCGAAACGATCCGCGAGGCCAAGGGCATCGACACCTTCCTCTACCGGGCCGCCGCCAAGGCGCACCAGCGACGCTACAACGCGCCGTGGGTCTGCGGCCGGCAGGGGATCGGCGACTGCGTGGCATGGGGATGGATGCACGGAATCTGGATCGCCCAGGCCATCGACTGGGAGACGGGCCGCCTGGCCGAGCCGCCGCTCATCCCCAGCACCGAAGCCATCTACGGTGGCTCGCGTGTCGAAGCCCGCGGCCGCGGCGGGGATGGGACTTCTCCGGTCGGCGGCTGGTCCGATGGTTCGTTCGGCGCGGCCGCCGCCAAGTTCGTCCGCGAGTGGGGCGTGGTCTACCGCGAGCAAGTCGGCGGTCACGACCTCCGGCACTACTCCGCACAGCGGGCCAAGAACTGGGGCGCCTACGGCTGCGGTGGTCAGGGCGACGGCGGCCGCCTCGACGCCATCGCCAGCAAACACCCGGCTCAGCACGTCGCGCTCGTCACGACCTGGGCTGAAGCCTCCGCCGCCATCGAAGCCGGTTTTCCCGTCACCGTGGCGAGCATGCAAGGCTTCGCCAGCGTCACCGATCAGCACGGCTTCGCGGCCGCCTCGGGCCAATGGGCGCATGAGATGTGCTTCGTCGCGGTCCGCTACCAGAAGAACGGCTCGCCCAGCGACGGCCTGCTGTGCCTCAATAGCTGGGGGGATTCATGGATCAAGTACGTCGGCAAGTTCCCAGCCGATCAGCCCTCGGGCAGCTTCTGGGTCACGCGGCCGGTGGTCGAGCGGATGCTCGCCCAGCGTGATTCGTTCGCGGTCGGCTCGGTCGCCGGCTTCGGCTGGCGCGACCTCCACAACGGCAACTGGCTTTCCCCGGTTCCTCCAGCGTCCAGCGTCAGGGCATCCCATGAAGATTGAACGCAGCACAGTCCTCGCCGCCGCCATCTGCATCGCCCTCGGCTACTGGCTGGCCGGGGACTCGCACCGCACGCCGCTCTCCCCGCCGGACCGCCCCGTGCTGCGGTGGATCGCCAAGGCCGCCAAGACCTTCCTCTGGGTCGCGCTGGTCGCCGAGCCGCCACCGGCATCCGCCGACCGCCTGGCCGTCCACTCGCACCACGTCGACGACTCCGGCAACATCATGGTCAACCACGGAATGGGGTGGTGAGATGAAGCTCTGGAACTGGCTGCTTTGGTTCCTGACCTGGCTCTCGAGCGACCCGCGGGACGTCGATCAGGCTGCGGCCACCGCATCCGCCTCGCTCACCCTCGCCCGCTCGAGCCTGGCCGTCGACGCCGCGCCGCAGCCTGGCCCGCCGGCTCCCCCTAAGCCCGACGAGAAGTGCCGCCAGTGCAACGGCTCCGGGTGGATCGTCCAGCCTGACGGCCACCGCACGAAGTGCCCCTGCGGCGCGGCTGGCAAGCCGGCCTGCCCGACCGGCAACTGTCCTCCGGAATCACCGCCCCATCGCGTTCGTTGACCCTCTTCACCTCGCTCGCACAATCAACAGCAGGAGACACGCATGGCATACCGTTCTGGCCGCACGACCAAGGACCGCGTTCGCCCGTCCTCGACCTTCGCCTCGGGCGAGCCACCGGTGCAAGGCGAGCTGCAGCCCGGAGAGATCGCGGTCAACATCGCGGACGCCACGCTCTATATCGCCGATGCCAGCGGCACCCCGGTACCTGTCTCGGGCGGCGGCTCTTCGTACGACCAAAGCCTCAACACGACCGACAGCGTGACGTTCAACAGCATCACGCTGCCGAACTACACGCAGGTCGTTGTCGGCTCGTTCGACAACGCGACAGGGGGAGCGAACGGTTTGTCGCTCATCTGCGCGGTCGGCTACGAGCTCAACTGGCAGGGCGGGCGGCTGAAGAACGTCTACAACAACCTAACGCAGACGATTCACGTTGACTCCCCGATCCAGTTCCATGCGGGTGTGCTGCCGAAGATCGTTGCTCTCACCTACGCCGCCACCGTCACCACCGACGCATCGGCTGGCGAAATCTTCGACCTCACGCTCACCGGCAACGTCACGCTCGCCAATCCGACGAACCCCGTCGATGGCAAGACGATCCGCTGGCGGATCACGCAGGATGCCACCGGCAGTCGGACGGTGACGCTGGGCAACAAGTTCGTCATCCCCTCGTCGGCCACATCGCCGCTGCCGTTCTCGACGACGGCAAACAAGATGGACGTTCTGGCTGCGACGTATCACGCGGGACGGGACAAGTGGGACATCATCGCCTTTGTGATGGGGTACTAACATGGCAACTCTCTATTTTGACAACAGCGGCGGCGACTCCGATTGGCAAACTCTGGGCAACTGGTGGACAGACCCGCCCGAAGCCGATCCGCGAAACGCTGCCGCAGCGCTGCCGACGAGCAGCGACAGCGTTCGCATTTACGGCCTTGAATGCACCAACAGCGGGGCGCAGCCAACAGTAGCCAATCTGACCGTGAATCAAACGAATATCGACCTGGACATCACGGTCACCGGCACCGGCGCTGTGGAGTTCGTTAGGGGATATCTCGCCGCAGGAAGGACGCTGACATATACCGGGCGGGCCAATTTTGTTGACGGCAACGGGATCAACTACGGCACCGTCACCGGAGACGCGGAGTTCAACGGCAACTGGCAAAACGACGGCACCGTCAGTGGCAACGCGACGTTCAACGTCGTCTCGCAAAACGACGGCACCGTCAGTGGCAACGCGACGTTCAACGAAGGTTCGGTCAACAGCGTCTCCGGCACCGTCACTGGCAACGCGACGTTCAACGGCAGCAATTCAGCCAACAACGGCACGGTTAGCGGAAGCGCGACGTTCTACGGCCCCAACAACGGCACCGTCTTGGGCATCGCCGCGTTCTACGGTGATGCAAAAAACTACGGCACCGTCGATAACAACGCGACGTTCAACACCGGTTCGACCGGCAACCACGGCACCGTCAGCGGCGACGCCACGTTTTACATAGATGCTGACAACTTTTCGGCCGGCACCGTCAACGGCCACGCCACATTCTACGGCACTGCGACAAACAACGGCACTCTCGGCAGCGCGACATTCAATGAGTATTCGACCAACGAGTACAGCGGCACCGTCACTAACAGCGCGACATTCAATGACTACTCGCAAAACAGCGCCACCGTCAATGGCAACGCGACGTTCTACGACTACTCTCAAGGCTACGGCACCTTCAACGGCGAAGCGACGTTCCACGACAACTCGTACTTCACTGGCGGCACCGTCTCGGGCAGCGCCGCGTTCTACGACCGGTCGTACATTCCTTCTGGCGGCTCGTTCAGCAACGGTCTCACAATCTATGGCGATCCTGTGATGGCTACCGCCGGACTCACAAATAGCATCACAAATGGCACGTTCACCTTTTACCGAGCGCAGTTAGGCATCAACGGTTCCTCTATTCTGGGAGTTGTCTGACATGAATCTGTCCCAGCCCGTCACCATTCAGCCTCCGGCGATCACTCGCGCCAGCGGCGAGGTTCGCACGTTTCAGCCAATCACGCTGACCGAACTAGATGTGACGATCATCGACAACGCGAAGACGAAGACCTGCGTGGCGCGGATTCGCCCCTGCCCGCAGGCAATCGCCCTGTGGGAAGGCGCCGCCTACGACGCGGCTGGCGACTACACGCAGGCACAGGTTGAAGCCCGCGTGCTGGAGTTGCTGGGGAGTGATGTGAAGGCGGGGCTGGAGGCTCTGTTTGTCAGGCCGCAGCCGCCAGCACGGTGAGGGCTTGGAGGTGCCTCAGCGAATCCCCTCCCATCAGCCGGCCAGAGCCGCCATCCGCAGGCACCCGTCGCCCTCCGAACTGGCCCGCCCATCGGCAGCCCAGCGTGGCTACTGCTCGAAGCAGTGGATCGCCGTTCGCCAGAAGATCCTTCTCCGCGACGCCTGGACGTGCAAGCACTGCGGTCGCGTCTGCTCCCGCAAGCAGGAGGCGACCGTCGATCACATCGTCCCAAAGTCCAAGGGGGGAACAGATGACCCGGCCAACCTTCAATGCCTCTGCGTGTCATGCAACTCCCGCAAGGGCGCCCGGTCGGACGGCGTTGTGCGTTGAGTGCTCAAAGCCCGTCACCACGCCCCCGGCCCGCGGCCGCCCGCCCGCGCTCTGCTTGACCTGCCGGGTACGAAGGTGCAAGTGCTGCGGGCGCGACTTCTCCCGCGGCTGGCGATCCAACAAAGGCAGCGACGCGGGCCTCTTCTGCTCGCGGGGCTGCTACTACACCTGGCGACGCTCCAACAAGCCCAAGCCCGGCGGCACCCCAGCATGCACCACCCCGCCCCCCTGACACCTGACCCGGCCACCCGGCCCGCCCTGGCCGCGCCGGCTTTTTGGGGGGCGTCGCTCCTCGACTCCTCGATGCTCTGGCTCCTTGCCTGGCTCCTCGGCGTGGTCGCGATCGCCCACGCCTTCACCCTCGCCAGAGCCACCAGCCAGCCCCTCGCCCTCCCGCCCCTGCTTGAACGCCCAGCGCTGCCCCAAGGAACCCCCAAGGAAGCCCCCTGGAGCCGGCCAGTCGCCTCGCCCTGCTCTCGACTCCCGGCCTCCTCGCCCGGCTCCTGGCGAGATCCTGGCTCCCCCTGGCTCGCCCCCGGCCAAGGCTCCCCTGGATGCTCCACAAGCCCCCTCCATGCCATGAGGCCAACCACACCACCCCAAGGCAATCGCCCCATCCTGGCTCGCCCTGGCGAGCGTGGGATCGCTCCTGCCCTGCGGCCTGCTCCATCCCCGGCCGCGATCCTCGCCCCCGGCGTCCCGGCCCGCCCGGCGCGTCGGCTGCGTCGCGTCGGCTGGTCGCGGGGGGCGGGGGCGGGGTCGATCTTCCGGCCGGCAAAAACCATAGACCACGGACGTTCCCCCTCCACACCTCTCCGGGGGTTTTCCATAGCCCCCCCTCGACGCCCCCAGGAACCTCGATTTTCCCCATGAAATACCGACGTCGAATCACCGCCCTCGAACGCGTCCCGGCCTCCTCGCTCCGCCCCAACCCGCGCAACTGGCGAACCCATCCCGAGCCCCAGAAAGACGTCCTTCGCGGCGTCCTGGCCGAGATCGGCTTCGCGGACGCTCTGGTCGCTCGTCGCCTCGAGGACGGGTCGCTCGAGCTCATCGACGGGCATCTCCGCGCCGAGACCGTGCCGGACCTCGAGGTGCCGGTCCTCATCCTCGACGTCACCGAGGAGGAGGCCAACAAGCTCCTCGCCACCCATGACCCGCTCGCCGAGATGGCCGGCGTCGACAAGGCCAAGCTCAAGGAACTTTTTTCCCAGGTTGAAACCAGCAACGAGTCGATCCGGCTCATGCTCGAGCAGACCGCCGCCGCCGCGCGGGTCTCGCTCGAGGATCTCTCGGCCGACCCCAGCCAGACCAAGATGAAAACGTGTCCCGAGTGCGGCCACAAGTTCCCCCTCGCCCTCGGCCAGAAGAAGGAACCGCAAGAATGAACATCCGCGACCGCGTCCGTCAGCTCGTCTACGTCCCGGCCAGCGAGCTCATCCCCAACCCCAAGAACTGGCGCACGCACCCGGAGCCGCAGCGAAAGGCGCTCACCGGGATCCTCGAGGACGTCGGCTACGCGGACGCCCTGCTGGCCCGCAAACTTCCCGACGGGTCGCTCATGCTCATCGACGGCCACCTCCGCGCCGAGGTTTCGCCCGAGGAAGAAGTGCCGGTCCTCATCCTCGACCTCAACGAGGAAGAGTCCGACAAGCTGCTCGCGATCCTCGATCCGCTCGCGGGCATGGCCCACTCGAACGCCACCGCCTTCGAAGCCCTGCTGCATCAGACGCAGACGAGCAACGAGTCGGTGGCCGACATGCTCACCCAACTCGCCGAGAAGATCGGCGTCATCGACGCAGACAAGACCTTCGTGCTGCCTCCGAACGCCGGTGGCACCGAGTACGATGAAAGCGTGGAGGAAGACGTTGACTACTGCACCTGCCCCAACTGCGGCCACGAGTTCGCGGCCTGAGTACCCCGACGCTCTCGAGCAGGCGTGGCGCGACCACCTCGCGCCCAAGCCGGCCGACGCGCCGACGGTCATCAGCACCTTCGCCGGCTGCGGCGGCTCGTCACTGGGCTACAGCATGGCCGGCTTCCGCGAACTGCTCGCGGTCGAGTGGGACAACCACGCCGCCGCCCAGTTCCGCGAGAACTTCCCCGAGGTACCGCTGTTTCACGGCGACATCGCCGCGCTCACGGTCGAGAAAGCCCTCGCCTTGTCCGGCCTCAAGCCCGGCGAGCTCGACGTCTTCGACGGCTCGCCCCCCTGCCAGGGCTTCAGCACCTCGGGCAAGCGGATGCTCGACGATCCACGCAACCAACTCTTCCGCGAATACATCCGCCTCCTCGAGGGCCTGCGCCCCAAAGCGTTCGTCATGGAGAACGTCAGCGGCATGGTCAAGGGCAAGATGCGTCTCATCTTCGCCGAGATTCTTCGGACACTCAAAGAATCCGGCTACCACGTCCGCGCCCGGCTCATGAACGCCATGTACTACGGCGTGCCCCAGGCCCGCGAGCGGATGATCTTCATCGGCACCCGCGCCGACCTTCCCATCGCCCCCAGCCACCCCGCGCCGCTCGGCCAGCCCTACACGGTGCGGGACGCCTGGCGCGGCCTGGAGCACACGCCCGGCATCACCCCCAACGTCAAGGCAATGCCCTACGCCTCACGGGCCAAGCCAGGCGGCAGTGCCAGCCGGTTCCATCCGCTGCACCACTACTTCAACCTCAACCGCCTCGCCTGGAACAAGCCATCCCGCACCATCACCAAGGTCACCAGCGGCCGCGGCATGCTCCTCCACCCCGACCTCGACGAGAGCATCTCCATCGCGGAGGCCAAGCGGATCGGCAGTTTCCCCGACGCCTTCACGCTCAGCGGCACGCACATCAACCAGTGGGCTCGGATCGGCAACAGCGTCCCGCCGCTCTTGATGCGGGCCATCGCCTCGCACATCAAGACCACCATCCTGCATGGAGGCTGACATGGGCAAGCGTGGACCGCCGCCAGAACCGTCGATCCTCAAGTACATCCGCGGCAATCCCAGCAAGGGGACGCTCAATCCGAGCGAGCCGACGCCCGACCTGGCGGCTCCGGACATCGAGCCGCCGGCCTGGCTCGAGGGCCAGGCGCTCCAGAAGTGGCAGACCACCGTCCCGGTCCTCGCCGCCATGCGGGTGCTGACGCTCGCGGACACCGAGACCCTCGCCCGCTACTGCGCCATCTGGGAACAGTGGAAGCGGAACTACGACGCCGTCAAGGCCGGCCTCGACGTCATCCGGTTCAAGGACTCGACAGGCGAGATCAAGCACATCCAGGTGTCGCCCTACGCCAGCCAGATGACCAAGCTCGCCGCCATCCTGCTCCGCATCGAGCAGGAGTTCGGCCTCACCCCCAGCAGCCGCTCTCAGGTGACGATCCATGCAGACAGACACGACGACCCGCTTAGCTCGTTTATCGAAGAGCGACGCGACAGCGCAGGGGCTTGAGTGGTACTACAACGAGCAGCGCGGCTCGCACGTCGTCCGCTTCTTCGAAAACTACCTCTGCCACTCCAAGGGCCGCTTCGCCGGCAAGCCGTTCACGCTGCTCGCCTGGCAGCGGGGGATGCTCGAGGAGCTCTTCGGCTGGGTGCGAGTCGACAACGACATGCGCCGCTACCGGGTCGCCTACATCAGCACCGCCAAAAAAAATGGCAAGAGCACCATCCTCGCCGGCATCGGGCTCTATCTGCTCATGGCCGACAACGAGGGCGGCGCCGAGATCTTCTCGGCGGCCAGCGATCGCGACCAGGCATCCATCGTGGCCAGAGAGGCCAGCAACATGGTGCGCGCCTCACCGCAGCTGGCCCGCGTGCTCGAAGTCATCGACTCGCGCCGCACCATCACCTACCGCAAGACGGCCTCGTTCTGGCGGGTCCTGAGCGGCGACAGTTTCCGCGCCGAAGGCTTGAACATCCACGGCTGCCTGTTCGACGAGCTCCATAGCCAGCGGGACCGGAGGCTTTGGGACTCGCTCCGCTTCGGCGGCGCCGCTCGAGCGCAGCCGCTGCTCTGCTCCACGACCACGGCGGGCTACGACCGCACGAGCATCTGCTACGAGCAGTACATGTACGCCAAGAACGTCCTCCGCGACTGGCGCTACGACCCGCAGTTCTTCCCCTGCATCCACGAAGTCGAGGAATCGGCCGACTGGACCGACCCGGCCCTCTGGCCGCGGGCCAACCCATCGTGGCGGGAGACCATCGACCCCAAGGACTTCGAAGCCGACTTCAAGGAGTCGACGCTCTCGGTCAGCAAGGAAAACGCCTTCAAGCGATACCGGCTCAACTCTTGGACCGCCCAGGATACGGCCTGGCTGAAGATGGACGCCTGGCAGGCCTGCGCCCTGCCGCCGCCCGGGCCGCTCAAGGGCCGGGAGTGCGTCGTGGGACTCGACCTCGCCACCACGTTCGACACCTCGGCGATGGTCGCCGTGTTCCCCGCGGAGGACGGCACCTTCGACGTCCTCTGTCAGTTCTGGATCCCCGGCGACAACGCCCTCGAGCGCGAGCGGCGCGACGGCGTCCCCTACACGAAGTGGGCGGAAAACCCGGCCAACGGCCTCAAGTTCACGGACGGGAACGTCACCGACTACGACGTCATTTTCCGGGACATCACCGCCTTCGCCGAGACCTACAACGTCCGCAAGATTTGCATCGACAGATGGAACGCGACCCAGCTCGCCCTGCAACTTCAAGGGGCCGGGCATGAAGTGGTAGGGTTTTCTCAGGGCATCGGCAGCATGAGCCCACCCTCGAAAATGCTTGAGAACTTGCTCGCCAGCAAGAAGCTCAGGCACGCGGGCAATCTCGTTCTCGGATGGATGGCCTCCAACGTTTCGATCAAGACGGACAGCAACGGAAACATTCGCCCCATCAAGCCGAAGCCAGGATCACCCAAGCGAATCGACGGCATCGTGTCGCTCGTCATGGCCCTCGGCGGCCTGACCTCGCACCAGCCCGTCGAGACCGCGCCGAAGCCGGACATCCTGATCCTATGATCGCCCCCAACCGCATCCTCTGGCTCCCCGGCGACGTCGAGACCCGATCCTTGGATGACGACCTCTCGGGCCGCACGGCGGCCGGGGTCAGGGTCAACGCCGACACCGCCCTCCGCTGCACCGTGGTCCTCGGCTGCCTCCGCGTCCTGGCCGAGGGCGTCGCCGGGCTCCCGCTCCACCTCTACCGCCGGCGGCCGGACGGCGGCAAGGAGATCGCCCGCGAGCATCCGCTCTACCACGTCCTCCACGTCGCCCCGAACGATTGGCAGACGAGCTTCGAGTGGCGGGAGCAGCAGATGCTGCACCTCGGCCTGCACGGCAACGCCTACAACGAAATCCGGGCCGGGAAGCGCGGCGCGGTGTCGGCCCTCATCCCCCTGCACCCCTCGCGGATGGCCTGCGAGCGGCTGGAAAACGGCCGGCTCCGCTACACCTACCGCGAGCCGAACGGGTCGCAGACGGTCTACACGCAAGACCAGATCATGCACCTGCGGTGGCTGAGCAACGACGGCGTTCTGGGCATGGTTCCGATCGAACTGGCCCGCGACGCCATCGCCCTGGCCCGCGCCTGCGAGATCCACGGGTCGAGCTTCTTCGCGAACGGCGCCCGCCCCGGCTTCGTCCTCACCACGGACAACGAGCTCGACCAGCAGGCGGCCGTCGCCCTCCGAGACAACTGGGAGCGGATGCACCGCGGCAGCGACCGGGCCAACCGCACGGCGGTCCTCAGCGGCGGCCTCAAGCCCGTCGAGCTCGGCGGCGCCTCGAATCAGGAGAGCCAGTTCCTCGAAAGCCGCCGGTTCCAGACTGAAGAGATCTGCCGCATCTTTCGCGTTCCGCCGCATCTCGTGGGCGACCTTACGCGCTCGTCATTCTCGAACATCGAACAGCAAAGCCTGGACTTCATCCAGCACACCCTGCTCGGCTGGCTCCGCCGGTTCGAAACCGCGTTCACTCGCGACCTCATCACCGACGACAACATCTTCGCCGAGTTCGACACGCGGGGCATGCTCCGCGGCGACGCCAGCGCCCGGGCGAGCTACTACAGCACGCTCGCCTCGCTCGGCGTCGCCAGCGTGAACGAGATCCGCGGCTGGGAGAACCTCAACCCCGTCGAAGGTGGCGACGAGCGGTTCGTGCAGCTCAACATGCAGACGCTCACCAACGCGTCCAAGCCGCAGCCCGACCCGCAGGCCGCCGAGCAGCCCACGGCCGAGCAGCCCGCCCAGCCCACGGCCGACGTCGGCGGCCTGCTGGCCATCCTCGAACAGGTCGGCGCCGGGACGGTGGCCCCGGACGCCGCCGTGTCGATCATCGGCAGCGTCTTCCCAGCCATGCCTCGCACCACCGCCACCGCCATCGTGGCCGGCGTCACCCCCGCCCAGCCCCACCCGGGAGCCCCTGGCGAGCCCCCTGGGGCCGCACCGGAAGGCCCGACAAATGACCCAGGCCCCGGCCCGGGCGGCCCTCCTGGCGAGCCCCAGGCTCCCCAATCGCCACCCGCCGCCCGCGCCGAATCCCGCGACTGCGGCACTGGCGCCGGCGGCTTCAAGCCCGGCAACAAGTGCGCCGGGGACGACGGCGACGGCGGCGACGACAGCGAGCCAGATCCGACCTCCCCCGGCACGGCCCGCGACGACGAAGAGGGGCAGTCCAAGACCGTCCAGAGCGGCGGCGGCGAGATCGTCGTCACCGACCGGAGCGTCACCGACGCCCAGACCTACCTCGACGAAGTCGAGGGCGACGGCAAAGACCGCGGGCTCGTCACCGACTTCAGCGACGCCAAGGAACTGCAGGACCACGCCGACCTCTCCGACGACGAAGGCGCGCTGCTCGCCTACACCGGCGACGGCTACGCCTACTTCACCGAGTCCGTCAGCGGCGGCGGCACCGACGGCGACGTCATCGACTCCTATGGCACGGAGTACGGGACCATCGACTCCGAGACCGAGCGGCAACTCATCAACGAGAAAGTCGACGAGCTCGAAAGCGAGTGGGACGGCGTCGACAAAGTCGACTACTACAACGACAAGTGGGATTCGCTCACCCCAGACGAGCAGGAAGAGGTCAAGCAAGAGTGGATCGCCGATCGCACCCAAGAGATCGAAGAGGAATACGACCAGATGCGGGAATCGGCCCGCGAGGACGCCATCCGCGAAATGACCAAGGTCCTCGAAGCCGGCACGGCCGCCTCGACGCTCGGCTGCTGCATGCAGCTCTACCGCGGGCTCAAGCTCAACGACGACGCCGTCGACGCCCTGCTCAAGGACGGCTACGTGTCGCACAGCGGCGTCAACAGCTGGACCACCTCCCGCCGCACGGCCGGCAGTTTCAGCGGCGGCAGCGAGTTCAACAAGGGCGTCGTGCTCGTCTCCCGCGCGCCGCGGGTCGGCTACGTCAACCACCGCGACAGCCTGGACGAGAGCGAAGTCATCCGCCCGCCGTCGAAGATGCGGATCACGCGGGCCGTGAAGACTAGCACCAAGTGGTTCCTCTACGTGGACGAAGACGAGGACTACAAAAACGCATGACCGCCAACCTCGACAAGTTCGTCGGCTCCGAAGCCTCGCTCGCTCCTCCCGGCTGGCAGAAGCCGCAGCACATCCTCGACGCCCTCAAGAAGCGGCAGCGGGTCAAGCGCCGCGACATGCTCGCCGCCTACCGCGACTGCGGCAGCGGAGCGGGCGGCTTCAAGCCCGGCAACAAGTGCGCGGCCGGCGGCGACGGCGACGGCGGCGATGCCCCCGGCGGCAAGAAACAGGGCGACATCCCGCCGGCCAGCGAGCTCAAGGTCACCAAGCGGCTCGGCGGCTCCACCGGGGCGATGCTGGCCGAGGACAAGAACGGCAACCAGTTCGTCATCAAGGGCGGCAACTCCTCCGAGCACGTCCGCAGCGAGTCGGCCGCCAACGACATCTACCGCGCGGCCGGCGCCCCGGTTCCGGCTCATCGCCTCGACGAGTCCGGCAGTAAGCCGGTGCAGGTCACCGAGTATGTCCCCGGCCCGACCCTCGACAAGCTCCGCGGCAGCGACTTCGAGAAGGCCGCGGCCTCGCTCCGCGAAAACTTCGCCGCCGACGCCCTGCTCGCCAACTGGGACGTCATCGGCCTGGCCCGCGACAACATCGTCGTCCCGTCAGACGGCCGCCCGCCCATGCGGATCGACAATGGCGGCTCCCTCGACTTCCGCGCGCAGGGCAAGCCCAAGGCGTTCGGCCCGGAAGTCGGCGAGATCACCTCCATGCGGACGAGCGACCAAGGCAAGCCGATCTTCGGCAAGCTCTCGGATGCCGACGTCGCCAAGCAGATCGGCGGCCTTGAGAAGCGGCGCAAGGCCATCCTCGCCGCCACCCCGGCCAAGCACCGCGACACGATGAAGGCGCGGCTCGACTACATGGCGGCCTGGGCCAAGAAGAACGGCGACGCCCGCTCCGAGGCCCGCGACTGCGGAAGCGGCGCCGGCGGATTCAAGCCGGGCAACAAGTGCGCCGGCGGCGACGGCAGCACCGACGACGGCGACCGGTGGCCTTCCGCTTCCGGCCCCCTGACCCGCGAAGAAGAAAACGCGATCGGGGACTGGACCAACGACGCCACCCCGCACCGTGAACTCGACGAGCAAGGCAAGGCCAGCCCCGCGCTGCTATCGGCCCTCGCCAAGATGCCGCGATACGACGGCCTCGCCTACCGCGGCATGATCCTCGACAACAACGCCGCCGACGCGTTCATCAAGCAAGAGTCCTTCAACATCAAAGGCGTCTCATCCTTCGGCAGCAAGGGGACCGCCATGCAATACGCGGACCCCAACGAAACCGGCACGGGCGGCACTGGCATCATCATCCGCACGCGGCTCGTCGACGCCCGCGACATCTCCGAGGGAGCCAGCCAGCCGGAATACATCACTCGGCGAGCCAGTTTCAAGGTGGTGTCAGTGACGCAAAGCAAAGAAGGCGTCTACATGGTTGTCGCCGATCAGGTCGATCCCAAGAAGAGCAAGCGATCGCTCGAGACCCGCAACTGCGGCACGGGATCCGGCGGCTTCGGCGAGGCGAACACCTGCGCCAAGGGCGGCGCCGGCGACGCCGCGGCCACCCTCGGCAGCGGCAAGAAAGCCGGTGCCTGGATGGAGAAGAAGGGCTACCCCAAGGACCTCATGATGACGGTCGCCCACGCCAAGCTCTACGGCGTGCTGGTCGCCAAGTTCAAGACCGAAGGCTCCAGCGCCAAGACCGCCAAGTCGGCCGCCCAGCAAACGCTCAAGAACGCCATCAGCGAGAAGACCGCCGGAACGCCCAACAGCTTCAATGCCCTCTGCACGCAGTACAGCATCGACCCCATCCACCCCGACAACATCGGATCGCCGACCGCGCTCAAGAACGATCCCGGCATCTACGCGGGCGAGAAGGCGATGGCCGCCGGCCTGCTCGCTCCTCCGCCGCCCGGCGCCAACGCCAACGTCTCGGGCGTCAACAAGGTCAACCCGCCGCCGGAAGCACCCAAGTCCACGCCCAAGCCGCAGGAGCCGCCCAAGCCCGTCGCGGACAAGGACGCCCCCGCCGTCCAGCCCGAGCCGACGAAGGCCGGAGCCAGCGCCACGCCCGGCAAGCCGCCACCGGGTAAGCTGCCAACCAACTCGCCAGACAGTTGGCAGCACACGGTCCCCAACCCGCCCGTGCTCGAAGTGCAAGCCGCCGCGATCAAGGCCATGCCAATCGCCAGGGAGGCCATCCAGCAGTACACCGGCTCACACTACAAAGAGATCAACAACCTATTGCGGCAGTACGAATCCAACACGGGCGGCAGCATCTCGGAACTTGGCAAGATGCCGCAGCACGTCGCGCTCAAGGTGGCCGCCCTCGACGCCGTCACCCGCATCGCCGCGCACAGCGAAACGAAAACCCTCTACCGCGGCGTCGGCCACAGCGTCGCCACGCAGATCGACAAGCTCGCTGTCGGAGCCGTCTGGCAGGACACGGGATACCTGTCCTGCTCCACCCGTCGCGACATGGGCGAGTCATGGAGTTCCGGCAACAAAGAAGCCCCCGGCATCGCCATGCGTATCACGACAAAGTACGGCCTCAACATCCAAGGCATCAGCGCCCACAAGAGCGAAGCCGAAGTCCTCCTCCCCCGCCGCTCGCAATTCCGCCTGAAATCGAAAGAATGGAGATGGATCAGCGGCAAGCCGCGGCTGTTCGTCGACCTCGAGCACATCGGGTGGCATCCATGACCCCAGAAGAACAAGACAAGCAAGACGTCGACACGGCGGCCGGCATCCGCGTCGTCAAGTTTGGCGAGGAGGGCCTGGCCGAGTGGCGCCGCGACCTCAAAAGCTCCATCGGCATGCGGGAACTGGCCCGCCTGCTCCTGGCCGGCGTCGATCCCGACGAAGCCTACCGGCAGGCCGTCGCCGCCGAGAAGGAAGCAACCGCCAGTTCGCCGCCTCCTCCCCCGCCGCCGTCGCCCTGACCGCGGCACGCAAAGCATCGGCCTCTGGCCGCTACCATCGACAAAGACCCCAAGGCACGGAAGCCATGGCAGGGAAATACGATCACATCGACTTCACGCCGCCGGCCGGCGTCCGCAAGGAAGCGGATCGCGGTCTGGCCTGGCGCAAAGAGTTCAACCGCGGCGGCACCGCCGTGGGCGTGGCCCGCGCCCGCGACCTCGGCAACGGCACGCAGATCAGCCCATCAACTGCCAAGCGGATGAAGGCCTATTTCGACCGCCACGAAGTCGACAAGCAGGGACAAGGCTGGTCCCCCGGCGAAGACGGCTTCCCATCCGCCGGGAGAATCGCCTGGGCCTTGTGGGGCGGAGATCCCGGTTGGTCGTGGGCCAAGAAACTGGTCCGGCAGATGGAAGCTGCAGACAACGGCGAAAGGAGTCACGCCATGCAGATCGAGCGACGCTCTCTTGTCATCGACGAAGCGGAGACGGCCACCGACCTCCTCACCGTCGAACGCCGCTGCGAGTGCGACGAGAACGGCGACGAGACCGAACGCGATTGGATCGTCGGCTACGCGGCACGGTTCGGCGTCCGCAGCCTCGACCTCGGAGACTTCGTGGAGCGGATCGACCCGACCGCCTTCGGCCTGGTGTCCGAGCGGCGTGGCCGCCGCGTCCCGCTCGAGACCCGCGCCCTGTTCAACCACGACCCCAACGTGGTCCTCGGCCGCTACCCGACCACGCTCAAGCTCTTCGTCGACGATCGCGGCCTCCGCTACGAAGTCCTGCCCCCAGTCTCGCAGCAGGGCGTCGTCGAGAGCATCAGGAGAGGCGACATCCGTGGCTCAAGTTTCGCGTTCACCATCGCAAAAGGCGGGGAAGAGTGGACGGTCGAAGAAGGCCGCTCCACCAGAATCGTGAAGCGGATCGACCGCCTGCTGGATGTCGGGCCGGTCACGTTCCCCGCGTACCCCGACGCAGACGTCGGCGTGGCCCGCCGCAGTTACGAGCAGCACGTCGCCGGCCGGCAGTTGGCGACCAGTCGCCTCATCGTCGCTCGTCGGCACATGGCCGACATCCGAAAGTTCCTCCAACAGCATGGCCGCAAAATCGGGTGACACCTGTGCCGCGTGCAGGCGCGGCGTCCTCGGTGTCGTTTCCAGCCAGAGCCGCGGCGACAGCCAGGTGCGATACCTGCGCTGCCCGCGGTGCGGCGCGACGGACAAGTCCGTCATCCCCGCCTCGGAGATCCGGCGGCGGTGCTTTACTAGATAGTAAAGAACATCCATCCAACTATGGATGGCCGCGCCACCTTGTGCGTAGGTTTCAGGAACGGGCGGCAGATGCCGCTGGTCCTCACGCACAAGGAGCCCATCTCGTGGCTGCATCGCAAGTCAAGGTTCTGCTCGACGAGCTCGCCAAGGTCCTCGCCGAGATGGGCGCCCTCGAAGACGGCGCGACCGATGCTCCGGCCGAAGACGGCGCCGCGGCCGACGAGGCGATGCAGAACTCCGAGCGGCTCGAGCAGCTCATCGAGCGGGCCGAGAAGCTCAAGTCGAAGATCGCCTTCTACGAGCGCGCCGCCGAGAAGGAGAAGGAACTGCGGGCCGTCCTCGAGCGGGCCGCCCCCGCCCCCGCCAAGACCGTCGCACCCGCCACCAAGGAGGAGCCCGCCGTGGAACCCCGCAACTACGCCATCCCCAAGGCCACCGGCGTCCTCAAGGCGTTCCGTGGCCCGAACGCCGAAGAGCGGGCCTACCGCTCGGGCATGCACCTCCGCGGCTACGTCTTCGGCGACGCCGAAGCCCGCCGGTGGTGCGTCGACCACGGCGTCCAGACCCGCGCGCAGGCGGGCAGCACCGACTCGCTCGGCGGCTACCTCGTCAGCGACGAGCTCTCCACCGAGATCATCCGGCTCGTGGAGGAGTACGGTGCGTTCGTCGCGAACGCCCGGAAGGTGCCGATGTCGAGCGACACGCTCCTCATCGCCCGCCGCACCGGCGGTCTCGCGGCTCGCCCGGTCGGCGAGAACGTCGAGATCACGCCCTCAGACGTGACCTTCGACAACGTGCAGCTCAACGCGAAGATTTGGGGCGTGGCAAACCGCATCCCCAACTCGCTGTTCGAGGACTCGGTCATCAACCTGGCCGACCTCATCGCCGTCGAGACGGCCCAGTGCCTCGCCGAAGCCGTGGACAACGCGGGCTTCATCGGCGACGGCACCGGCACCTACCACTCGGTGACCGGCATCTGCACGAAGATCCTGTCTTCGGGCTACGCCAAGTCGGTCGTCACGGCGGCAACGGGCAACTCGACCTTCGACTCGCTCGAGCTGACCGACTTCACGAACGTCGTGAGCCGGCTTCCCCTCTTCGCCCGCCGTCAGGCCAAGTGGTACATCTCGCCCGCCGGCTACGGCTCCTCGATGCTGCGGCTCGCCATGCAGAGCGGCGGCAACACGCGGGCCGACGTCGCCGGGGGTTTCGACCTCCAGTTCCTCGGTTTCCCCGTGGTCCTCGCGCACCCGATGGTAAGCGACCTGACGGGGACCGGCGGCAGGTGCCTCGCCCTGTTCGGAGACCTCTCGCAAGCCGCGACCTACGGCGACCGCCGCACGGTCACGATCAAGACGGCGAGCGAGCGCTACATCGAGTTCGACCAGACGGCCACGTTCGCCACGGTCCGCAACGCGATCGTGGTGCACGACCTCGGCTCCAACACGGTCGCCGGCCCGATGGTCGCCCTCAAGGCCGCCGCCGCCACCTGAGCCTTGACACACCTGGCACAGTGACAGCGCCCAAGGACGGGCGGTGGGCAAGGACGCCCGCCGCCCGTTCCGCTGTTCACGGAGGACGCCATGCTCATCAAGATCGGGGACACGAACGCCGAGGTTCGCGTCGAGGCCATTCTCTCCGGCCCCCGATTCGGCCCGCTCTCCAACTTCTTCGGCTGGGTCGAAGCCCTCATGCCGCTCGGCATCCGCCCGACGCTCGGGCAGGGGGCACTCTGGGGACAAGTGCTCCAGCGCACGATGGAAGAGTGGGTCGATAAGTGCGAGTACATCCTCACGCTCGACTTCGATTCATTCATCACCCAGCGTGACATCGAGGAGCTCTTCGCCCTCGCCATGGCCTTCCAGTGCGACGCCATCACCGGATTCCAGGTCAAGCGCGACGACGGCAGGCCGATGCTGACCCTCAAGGACACGCTCGGCGCCGTCCGTGAGGGCGACTCCATCTCCGTCGACGGCCGATGGCTCGGCCAGCCCGTGCAGGAAGTGGACACCGCACACTTCGGCTGCACGGTCATCTCGACCGCCGCGCTCGCCCGCACGCCAAAGCCGTGGTTCCTCGACACACCCAACGAGAAAGGCGAGTACGGGGACGGAAGAACCGACGCCGACATCCACTTTTGGAAGCAATTTCGGAAGGCCGGCAACCGCGTCTTCGTATCGCCGCGCATCACCATCGGCCACGGCGAGTGGGTGGCGGTCTGGCCCGGAGCCAAACTCGAATCGCCAGTCTTTCAGTACGTCCCGGACTTCCACGCCAACGGCAAGCCGAAAAACTCATGGCGCATCCCGCAGGACCCCACGGCATGAACTACCGCAGCCTCACTCGACAGACGACGCCCGCCACCGAGCCGGTCACGCTGGCCGAGGCCAAGCACCATTGCCGCGTCGACTCGACGGCCGACGACGCCTACCTCACGGCGCTCATCTCCACGGTTCGTGCCTACGCCGAAAGCTACTGCGACATGACCTTCGTGGGACCTTCCCAGTACGTCATGAAGCTCGACACGTTCCCCGCGGAGATCCGCCTCCCCCGCCCGCCAATGTTCGCCTCCGGGACCGCCACGGCCGTCGAGGTCACCTATAGCCTCAACGACACCGGCGCACAGGCCACGCTGCCGCCCTCCGAGTACCGCGTGGACCGCGAAGCCATCCCTGGCACCATCCGGCCGCCCTACGGCGGCACCTGGCCATCGTACCGTGCGGACTACAGCTCCATCACCGTCCGTTGGTGGGCGGGGCCGTCGAGCCCCGAGCCGCGGCTCAAGGCGGCGATCCTCATGATCGTCGACCACCTCTACCGCCAACGGTCGGCGGTCGAGTCGATGAGCATGCAGGAGGTCCCGCTCGGAGCCAAGGCCCTGCTCGACAGCATCAAATGGGGCGCCTACCGATGATCCGCAGCGGGGACCTCACCGAGCGAGTCACGATCCAAGCGTCGAGCGAGACCATCAACTCGCTCGGCGAAGCGGTGTTCACATGGTCGGACGTCGCCACGGTGTGGGCCAGCGTCGAAGGCGTGTCCTCCCGCGAGGCCCTGCTCGCCGGGAAACAGGACACCAGCATCACGCACCGCGTGCGGCTGCGGCACAACGCCAGCCTCACCCACGCCAGCCGGCTGGTCTGGCGGGAGCGGGTGCTGGAGATCGTCAGCCTGCTCGAATACGACCACCGCACCGAGCACGTCGCCATCTGCCAGGAGGCCACCTAATGGCCGTCGTCGCCATCAAAGCCAACTTCGCCGACCTCGACATCGCCCGGGCCGGCATCAAGACGCTCCCCGAGGCCCTGCAGGCCAAGTACACCGGCGCGGCCGTCCGCGAGGCCATCAAGCCGGCCGTCGCCCGGCTCAAGCAACTGACGCCGCGCGGCCCGACCGGGAACCTCCAGCGGGCCATCGCCAGCAAGGTCGTCACCTATCCCCAGGACGGGAACGCCGTCGCCCTGGCCGGGTACGTCCGTGCCGGAAAGTCGCCGTCCGTTTCCGCGCAGGGCGGCAAGGTGCGGGCCGGCAAGGACCGGGCCTTCCACCAGGGCCTCCTCGAGTTCGGCACCAACCAGCGGGTCATCTCCAAGCAGTCGCCCTACGGCGGCTTCATCGCCAGTTCGTTCAGGTCGCTCGGGCCGTTCCGCATCCTCGCCAGCGGGAGCAACGGCACGTTCACGACCCGCCCCGCCTACCCCAAGGCGTTCTTCATGAAGAAGAACAAGCCCGTCGTCATCCGGCCGACCCGCGCCCAGGCGCCGATCAAGAACGCCTACAACGACACCTGGCCGCAGATGGGCCAGATCCTCGCAGACAAACTCTCCACCGGCCTGGAGAACGCGATCAAGGAGATCGAGTACCGCAAGCAGGGCTACATCAGCCCGACCAAGTGACGAGGCTCCCATGAAGTCCCCAGAAGCCGCCATGCGATCCGTGCTCATCCAAGACACGGCCGTCGCCGCCGTCATCGGCACGCGAATCTTCCCCGTGCTGGCCCCGATCAGCGCCGCCCTGCCCTACATCACCTACCGCCGCACCGGTGTCAGCCGCGAGCAGACCCTCAGCGGCCCGATGGGCGTGGCCACCACCACCCTCGACATGGACATTTTCGCGGTCACCTACGAAGAGGCGCGAACCATCGCCGACCTCTGCCGTCAAGCTCTGGATGGGTGGGGCGGGACTCTTGAAAATACAGAAGTGAAGAACGTGTCGCTCGAAAGCGAATCGGACGGCTTCGCTCTTCTCCAAGGCAACGAAGCGCCTCCCAGCTACTCGGTCACCCAAACCTACAACGCTCTCTGGCAGGAGTCCTAGCATGCCCGCAACGCCGCACGATTCGACCGGCACGACGTTCACTTTCGCCAGCGTCGGCTACACGGTGACCAACATCGTCTACACGCTGGGCGAACAGAACAACAACGTCCAGCCCATCGACATCAGCCACCTCGGCCAGACCGCCGGGCAGTCGGTGCTGACGATGGACCGGCCGCTCAAGGGCTCGGTGCAGAACGGCGGCACCACGGGCCGCGTCGTCGACATCGACTACCAAGGCTCCGCCGTCATCGCGGACGGCAGCACCGGCACCCTCTCGGTCGTGTCGGGTGGCGCAACGATCGTCACGGGCATGGCCACCGTGACCAACTCGAGCGTCACGCTCGCGGTGAACGACATCATCCGCGGCAAGGCGTCCTTCAAGATCGCCCGATAGTCGGCGGGAGGGCGCCGTGGCGATCGCCTGTGCTGGCGTCACTGTGACTTGGAACAGCGTCCCGTTCCAAGAAGTCCGCGAGATCCGCGTCGAAGGCCCCGGCTCGCTGCCGGGCGGCCGCCTGACGCCGTGGACACTTGACCTCGGGACTATAGAGGTGTCGTGCCTCGGCACGGCAAACATCTCCTCGGCGCAGTACGGCAAGAGATTGGTCCTCGGCATCCAAGGCGGTGGCATCTCTTGGAGCGCGGACTGCATCTACCAGACGTACCGCATCGAGGGAGTCGTCAACGACGTCACGAGGTACACGGTCTCATTCAAGGTCATGGACACGACAGGAGCGGGCTCAGTCCCGGCATGAAGCATGGCGGCTCTCACGAAGGATCAGATCATCGCGGCAAACGACCTCGGCCTCCTCAAAGTCACCGTCCCGGACTGGGGCGGCGACGTCTACATCCGCGTGATGACGGTCGGCGAGCGTGACGCCTACGAGCGGGAGTGGATCGGGAAGCGGGAAACCGGCATCGACAACTTCCGCGCCAAGTTCCTGGCCCGTTGCCTCTGCGACGAGGCTGGCAAGCGGCTTTTCAGCGACGAAGAAGTCAGCCTGCTCGCCACCAAGAACGCCCGCACCTGCTCGATGCTCTGGTCGAAAGCGATGGCGCACAACGCCATCACCAACGACGACGTGGAGGAACTGGCAAAAAACTGAACCTGCGGCCGTCGCGGCGGATGCTCTTCGCGCTCGCGGGGCATCTCAAGATGACGGTCGCAGAGCTCTGCACCCGCATGGACAGCCGTGAACTGTCCGAGTGGATCGCATACACCCGACACTTCGAGGCCCTGCCAGACCCGTGGAAGCAGACCGCATTGCTCACCGCCGCCGCGCTCTCCCCGTACTGCCCCAAGGGCAAGGCCCCGAAGGTCGAAGACTTCATCCCCACTGAACCGCCGCCCCAGCACGAGATCCAGATGCTCGACCAACTCCGCGCCTTGAAACGCGACCTTGAGGCTCTCGGCTAATGGCAACCGTCCTCGGCCTGGCGATGAAGGTGACGGCCGACACGAGCGGCTTCACTCAGAGTCTGGACCCAGTCGACCGCGCCCTGCAGGGCATCCAGAAGCAGGCCGACAGCACCATCGACGCGTTCGACAAGTTCGCGGCATCATCGACGGCCGCCGCGAACATGCAGCAGGAGACGGCGTACCAGCTCACGCTCCTGCAGGCGGCCCTCAAGGACGGGCAGATCAGCGCCCAGGAGTTCGCCGCCGAGTTCGCCAGCATCCAAGCCGTCACGAAAGAGAATGTCGCCGCGCTGCAGGAAGCGGCCGACATCATGACGAAATACTCCACCGAGACGGACAACAACATCGCCCGCCAGGAACGGCTCACGCAGCTCTACAACCAGGGACTCATCGACCTCCAGGCCTACATGGGGGAGATGAACAAACTCAACGGCGTCAACGAGGCGGCCGCGGCCTCCGAGAAAGCCCGCGCCGACGCCGCCAAGGCCGCCGCCGACGCCCAGAAGTACGCCGAAGAGCAACTCAAGGAATCCAACGAGGCCCAGAACGAGCTTGAGAAAGAGGCGCAGAAGATCCGCGAGGCCAACACCACCGCCATCGACAAGTACGAGCAGCGGGCGCGGGTGCTGTTCACACTCAAGCAGCAGGGCCTCATCACCGACCGCGAGTACAACGCCGAGATCCAGAAGGCCCGCGACAACTACACCAAAGCCGCAGAAGCCGCCGCCGGCCTGACCGCGGAGGTGAAGAAGGTCGCGGACTCGCGAATCCAGTTCAACGAGCTCACCGGGATCATCGGCCTGCTGCCCGGCTCCATCGGCAGCGTCGCCACACGCATCTCGGGACTCTCGAGCGCGGCCGGCGGCTTCGGAAAGATCTTCGACGGCGGCCTGCGGCCAGCCATCTCGGGCGTGGCCGACATGCTCGGCGGCCTGTTCACCAAGGCCAATCTCGTCGCCGGCGGCCTGGCAGCCTTCGGGGCCGCCGCCACGGCGGTCTGGAACGGCCTCGAGCAACTCGCCGGGCGCGTGGAAAACCTGACGAACCTCGCGGTTCGCATGGGAGCCAGTTTCGAGAGCGTCCAAGTCCTCGACGAAGCCGCCAAGCGGGCCGGCTCCTCCGTCGAGGCCGTCGCCTCCGCGATGCAGAAGTTCTCCGTCCGCGTCAACGAGGCACGCTCCGGCTCCGGGGACGCCGCCGAGGCCTTCGAGAAGCTCGGCATCTCCCAGGAAACGCTCCGCCGAGCCAAGCCCGACGAGCTCGCCAAACTCACGGCCGACGCGTTGATGAAGATCGAAGACCCAGCCCTGCGGGCCGCGCTCGCCACGGACACGCTCGGGAAGAAGGGTCTGTCGCTCATTCCAACCTTCCAGTCCATCGGCGAGGCCTCCGAGGCCATGGAGCGCTTCGGCGGGGCCATCAGCGACATCGACCAGCAGCGGCTGCTCGCCCTCGACGTCGAGCTCGACAACATCAAGACCTCGATGATGGGCTTCGGCAACGAGCTCCTCCTCCCGTTCACCGGCGTCACCGAGGGCATCGCCAGCCTGTTCGCCGACGTCGTCGGCGCCCTCACCCAGATCATCGCCCCCATCGGGGACGCGATCGCTCCGATCTTCGACGCGTTCGGCAAGACCATCGGCGAGTTCGGTGAAACGCTCTACAACATCGGCGCCATCATCGGCCGCCTCATCACCATCGGCCTGACGCCGTTCACCAACGTCATGCAGGCACTCGGACCCGCCATCTCCCCAGCCAAGCTCGTCCTCGAGGGCATCAACGCCGTCCTCGAAGGCCTCATCTTCGTCATCGACCAAGCCATCGCGGCCTGGAACGGATTTGCCGACAGCATCCCGCTCGTCGGCCAGTACCTCAAGGTCGCCGCAAACGACGGCAAAACCGCCGTCGGCGAGCTCCGCGACGAGGCCGAAGAACCGCTCGACATCGGCGGCGAAGGCGTCTCCAAAGAGTTCGAGAAGACCCTGGAGAACGTCCAGAAAAACCTCTCCAAAGCCATCGACGAATCGGCCAAGTTCGGCGAAGCGGGCTTCAACGCAGCCCTCCAGTACCAGGAATCCATCAAGCAACTGCAGGCCCAGTTCGACGCGGGCATCCTCAACGAGACCGCCTTCGCCCGCGCTGCCGCCGAGGCCGACGCCGCCTACAAGCAGCAGATCGACACCATCAAGGAGGCGACCAAGGAGACGGAGCGCAAGGCCAAGGCCGAAGAAGACGCCGCCAAAAAAGCCCGCGAGGCCATCGACAAAGCCATCGAGGAGTCCGAGCGGGCTCTCATCCGCGACCAGCAGTTCGGCGGCGACGAGAAGCGGATGAAGGCGGCCGAGATGGTCGCCACGCTCAACGAAGAAATCGCCCGCACGGAAGCCGAGATCGCCCAGGCACGGGCCGCTGGTGACGCCGCCACCGTGCAGGCCGGCAACGCGCGGCTCGCCCAGCTCGATCAACTCAAGGCCCGCGAAGAGGACATCGCCAGCGGCGAGGCGGCACGCCGCGAAAAAGACGCCAAAGAGCAGGAGAAGCGAGACAAGGATCGCGCCAAGAAACTCGAAGACATCAACAAGAAGATCGCCGACGAGCAGCAAAAGATCACCGACAAAGTCCTCGAGCAAGAAGTCGACCGCCTCAAGGCGCTCGACGAAGTCCGCGGCGGCGCCGTCAAGGTCGGTGACCTTCGCTCCACGGAAGGCGCCTCCACGTTCCTCAACCTCGCCGCCGGCAAGATGGACCCGGCCATCGAGGAATACCGGAAGCAGCTCAAGGAACTGCAGAACATGCGAAAAGACCTACAGAAGCTCGACACCCAGAAGGCCGAGATCCTGGCCGGGGAGGCGTGATGGCGGTCCTCTCATTCGTCGAGCTCGCCCGCGCGGCGTCGCACAAGTTCGGGGAGACGCCCAAGTTCGAGCGGCGGTGGGTGTGCACGCTCACCACCCCGGACACGCCAGCCACGGACTGCGTGACCGCCACCGGAGCCACGCACGGGTCATCCCATCCAGAGATGGCCATCGCCGTCTGCACCGAGGTCGTGGTCAACGAGCAGTACGAAGGCTCGAGGTATCACAACGAGGTCCTCGCCAAGTACGAAGTCCCTCCGGGGACAGAGATCGACCCCAACCCGCTCAGCCGGCCAGATGTCTGGTCCTTCGAATCCAGCGGCGCGTCGATCCCCGCCCTGACCTATTTCGACGGGACCACGGCCAAGCCGCTCGTCAACAGCGCCGGCGACTACTTCGAAGGCCTGACCATCGACGAGGCACAGCAGAAAGTCACCATTCAGGGCAACCGCTCGGCGTTCCCGTCTGCCATTGCTTCGGCGATCACCAACTGCATCAACAGCGGCGCCTACCTCGGCGGCCCGGAAAACTCCTGGAAGTGCCAAGGCATCCGCGGCGAGCGGAAAGTCGAGGTCGTCGACGGGACCGAGGTGCGTTTCTGGGAAGTCACCGTCACGCTCCTCTACCGGCAAACCGGCTGGAATCTCCAGATCCCCGACGTCGGCTTCAACTACGTCAGCGACGGCAAGCGGGAACGCTGCTGGGTCATCGACCCAGAAGACAAGACCACCAAGATCCCCAGCGCCAACCCGGTCGCCCTCGACGGGAGCGGCGGCATGAAGGCATCCGGCGAGGCCCCCAGCATCCTCGACCGCCGCATCTACAAGCAAGTCGATTTTCAGCCCTACTTCGGCACTCCACCGGCGTGACACGGAGTGCACAATGGCCGACAACCAACTCAGCGGGACGCCGACCGACCGCGTCGTCTTCACCAAGAAAAGCGCCGACCGCATCGCCAGAACGGTGCGGCTCGTCGAGGGGATGGAACCGGATGCCTCCCCGCTCGTCTTCAAGAAGCCCATCGGCGAGTCATCGTCAGCTGCCCGCGCGGCGTTCCGTGTCTGCGAGTTCACCGGAGCCTGGTCCGTCGACACGGCCAAGGTCCTGACGTTCAAGTACGTCACAGCCACGCCCAACACGGTCACCGCCATGAACCTCTTTGCCAACCTGACTGCCGCCGCCGGCTCCATCAAGCGGCCCTGCGCCATCGCCCGCGAGGGGACGGCTTGGTTCCTCATCGCCGCCCGCTGCTAGCATGCTCGATCTCCTATTCGCCGTCGCATCGGAACCGCTCGGCCTGGTCATGGCCGGCGTCTTCCTGTTCGCGGCCGGCATGTACCCAGTCGGCTTCATGCTCGGCGCGCAGTGCTCGTCGTGCTGCGCGGCAGCGCCATGCAGCGCCTGCGAAGAGGGAACTCTGCCGGAAACGCTGACCGTTGCCATTTCAGGGATCCCGGCAACGACGCTCGGCCCGCCGCTTGTTGCGCTGTCTTTCTCGTCGTGCTACGGCAGCGGTGCAGCCGGGCACGCCACAGCGCCGGTGCAGTCATCGCCGACCAGCGACCCAGAAGATGACCGCGGCCCCATTGCGGCAGCGACAGTCACACACGGCGGCAGCGGATACGCGATGCTTGGCCGCGTTGAGCCGACCGTGACGGCGGGCTACACGGGAGACGGCTCTGGTGCGACGTTCACGGCAACGCTCGCTCCTGCTGCCGACGAATGCGGGCTAGACTTCTGGCGAGTGGCGAGCGTGTCAGGAACTGGTGGGGCGGGATACCACGATGACGATCCGTTGCATTTCTCTGTGGCTGAAGGCGACACGGCCGGGCGGGACGCCGTGGCTCGCGTGAAAACGATTCGGGAGGAGCCGGAATTAGTGCTGACCGTCGCTTCAAATGCCGGCACCGGCGCGCAGTTGACAGTTGTATTTGAGGAGATTCCTGGCACGCCGAAAAAGTGGAGAGTTGAGTCAGTCACGGTGGACGACGGCGGCGACCTGTACGTTCGCGGAGACACCGTGAGCATCGAGCGTGGTGCCGGGACACTGGAGTTGCTGTCGGCCACGCTGCTGCTCAAGCCAGCACACGCGGAGCCAACTGTTTCAACGTCTGTCTCGGACGCAAACGGCTCTGGTGCAGTTCTCGCCGCCACGCTCTCCCCGACAACGGGATATGACGGGTCGCCGGTGTGGCGGGTTGCATCAATTGCTGTCTCTTCCCCCGGCGCTGGCTACCAGCCTTACGACTATGTCGAGGTCGCTGTCGTGGACGGGTCGCAAGACAGTTCGAGCAGCATGGCATGGGTCGGGTCTGTTGACGAAAACGGAGGCATCCTGTCTGTAACCGTGTGGGCTGGAGGCGAATACTACAAGGGCGGACCAATCTCGGAAGTCGAGGTCGATAGCGGAGGGCAATACTTCCGAGATTCAGGCACCGTCGAGATCGTCTTGGTCGATGACGGCGGCAAATACTACCGCGAGGATGCGTCGCTTCCTCCGTATGTTGCGGAGGTCACCGCAAGCGCATCCAACATTGCCCCCAGCAACGGGAGTGGGGCAGTTCTGTCTGGTGTGGTCGATGACGATCCAGAGAGCGAGACGTTTGGGCAGATCACGGGGGTCAACGTAGATGACGGCGGCGACGGTTATCTGGCGCACGAAGTGTTTGAGAGTTGCCTCAACAGGTTCAACGGCCGATCCATCGTCGTGAAGCGGAAATACGCATACTGGTCGGGTTCGATCTACCCATTCTTCCCGATGGCAGGCTCGCCTGACGCATGCACCTACGGATACACATGCGCCAACATCGACAGTTGCTCACTAGAAGCCGAGGCCGTGCTGGTGCAGTATCGCGGGCCGGATGAGCCAATGCTCGTCAATCTGTATTTGCATCAACGCGGACAGGCCGGCCCGCTGGGTGGCGGTTATTTGTATCCTGCGGCCTATGGCTACTTCGTAGCATCGGAGAACGTGCAGGATTGCTCCGACATTGACATCACGGCAAACGGCTTGCCATCTAGCGCAACAGACGGCGCGACGGCGCACGTTCAAGTCGGCGGCGAATACGAGGAAGCGGACGCATGCAGACGGATTTCCGCCGAAGACATGAATGCCCTTTACGCCGAAGTCACCTGGGGAGCCTTTTCTTCAAGCAGCGCAGACTCCGGTAGTGGGTGTGGATGGAGTTCGTCCGTTTTCATTGGTGGACAAGTAGATACCACCGGGCAATGGTGCGAGGACTGGAAGGATATATTTGCGTCGGTAGGTGGACGATGCTTCGAATACCACGCCTTGCCTGGCGTCATCCTTCGCATTGGGCGCACTGATACATGCGGATGGGAATGGAACAATCAGCCGGGCTGGTTTCAAGACGGTTCTCATGTGTGTGGCACGATTGAACGGATGGTTGGATTCGGCGCCAACTGGAACAACACACACCGCCTATGCACATGGTGCTATCCGATACTCCGTGTCGTGCATGACGAAGAGACCCTTCTTCCAACCAGCCTTGAACTAGGCGATCCCGTATTTAGCACATGGGGGCCGGGTGCGTGGTGGTCAGAAAACTACGACCCAGAAGGGAAATACATGACCGAGGATGCTGTCTGCAAACACCCTGGCAAACCGACCTTCACCTTCTCGGTGCTGCCATGATTCGCTGTCACCGAAAGCACCTTGAAGCGCGGTGCCGGCAGCGTGGCTATACGCTCGCGGAGGTGATGCCGTGCGTGGTCGAGCAAGACGGCGACCGATGGCTCGTTGACGTTGACCACCCTGCCTACCCGCGGCCGAAAACTGACGATTGGAAGCCAATCATGGTTGGCGACCTTGTCGAGAAGGCGCTCACCTCTGTTGGCATCACGAAGGAGCGCGCCGAGCGGCTGACGCGGACGGCCGGCAAACCGGAAGGCTGCGGATGCGAATCCCGGAAGCGTTGGTTGAACGAGCACGGCTTCCGCGTCCAGCGAGTCATCCGCGGCTGGTACCTCGCGGTGCAGCGGTTCTATTTCGCGGTCTGATCCCGGCCGCAAACAAGCCACGAAAACAATCCGCTCAAAGCACCACCACAAACCAACGAAAATGAACACTCCGCCCCGCTCATCATCACGCTCCGAGTCGTCCCATGGCTTCATCGGCCACCACCTCCATCACCTGCTGGTGGGCAGACGACGACGAGGACGACTCCGACATCGCTGAGTCGTGGATCCCCGACGAAGACGGCTACATCATTCGAGTCCTGGTATCTCGCATCACGCATGGAGGCGGCAGTGCGGGCAAAAAGACAGACAACCAACACATGGACCTCAGAGCCGCTCCCTGGGGGGCATTGCCGGATCACCTTCGAGAACCAAGCGTGGGTGTTCCTCTCGAGCGACTGGCATTGGGATTCGTTGCACTGTGACCGCGACCGGCTCGCCGCCGACCTCGCCACGGCCAAGCGGATCAACGCCGCCGTCCTCTGCCTCGGCGACATCTTCGATTGCATGGGGGGCAAGTACGATCCGCGCAGCAACGGCAAGAACGACATCCGCCCAGAACTGCAGACAGGCAACTACTTCGACGAGCTCGTCAGCCAGGCCGCCGAGTGGCTCATGCCATACCGTCATCAACTGGCGTTCATCTCCCCCGGCAACCACGAGACGGCCATCCGCAAGCGGCAAGAGACATGCCTGACCACGCGGCTGGCCGAGCGGCTGCGGATGGCCGGCTCGCCCATCCAGTGCGGCGGCTACGCTGGCTGGGTGCTTGCTCGAGGTTACGCCACCAGCGGGCGAGCGGCCTCCGTGCACCGCATCTGGTACCACCACGGATACGGCGGCGGCGGCCCGGTCACGCGTGGCGTCATCGACTTCAGCCGCTACCTCTCCGACGTCGACGCAGACACCATCGTCGCCGGCCACGTTCACCAGCGGACGCTCATCGAGGCATCCCGGCAGCGGATCACCTCGCACGGCATCCCCAGCATCAGCCCCATCCATCTCGTCCGCTCGGCGTCCTACAAGCAAGAGAGCCTGACCGACGGGTGGGCCGTCGAAAAAGGCATGAGTTCGCGCCCGCTCGGCGGCTGGTGGTTGCGTCTTCGGCTAAACAGTGAAAAGACGGCACTCATCGCCTCCTATCACAACACGCCAACCGAGGACCACCATGCCGCAGCCAACTGACCCCACGACGCTCTCCAGCAATCCGTACATCCGGCCGGACGCCCCGCGCCGCGAATACCCCGGCTCGCTCCCGTTCCTCGAGGCCGTCGAAGAGATCCGGGCCATCCACATCAAGAAATCGCAGGACTACGGCTCACCGGCCGACCCGCTCGCCAACATCCGCGGCGGCGCCGAGCTCGTCGGCATCGAACCGTGGCGGTCGTGCCTTGTCCGCGTGGCCGACAAGGTGCAGCGGCTCCGCACCTACTGCCACACCGGCTCGCTCGCCAACGAGTCCGTGGAAGACGCCTTCATGGACCTGGCCTGCTACGCAATCATCGCCCTGGTCCTCTTCAGGGAGTCCAAGAATGGCGGGTGACGAGTACCAGAAATGCGGCAACTGCATCTTCTGGCAGGAGATCGGCGGCCACCTCGAAGGCCCTGGCGTCGGAAACTGCAGGCGCTACCCGCCTGCGTTCCACCCAGCCGACTACAAGACGGCCGACCTCTCGGGCGCCAGCCCCCAGACACGGCTCGAGGGCTGGTGCGGCGAGTGGTCAATAAAATACACGGCACCAGACGATGGCCCTACTCCCTGACTCCTACCTCTCGGAAGCCGAGATGCGAGCCAGACGGTTCTCCGGGGCGTACACGGGAACCGCTGGCACGCTCGCGGCCGACGTCATTCGGCTCCTCAGGGAGCGGGCGATCCTCCTGGCAATAGTCCGATCCGCGGGAGAAGGTCGCACGGCCGAGGACCGTTGTCCGTCAGACGGCGATCCAGATACCAGCGGTGCGTGATTCGCGGGCTCGAATGATCGAGCAGCTTCACCGCATCACCGCCAGCAGCAGCAAAATGACTCGCCGCCGTCCTCCGTAGCTGATGGAACCGCAGCCGCCTCCCGTGGCCGAGGCCAGCACGGGCCACAACGTCGCCAAACTTCGACCAGAGGCTCGTCTGGCACCGCGGCCAGTACAGCAGCTCGGGCCTGCCCGGGGCGTGAGCCTCAGCCAGCATCGTACACGTCTCGGGACTCAAGTGATAGAAGCGGTCCCTCTTACCGCCCTTCCTCGCCTCGGCCCGCACAAGCAGCGTCGCGCCGTCGAAGTCCGTGTATCGGGCCTGCATGACAGCCCCGATCCGCTCCGCCGTTTCCCAGAGGACTGCAATCAACGCCGGGAAGAACACGCCCATCGGCACCGGACCGACAAAGCCACGGCTCGCCCTCGCCGCCTTGAGGAGCGACTGAAGCTCATCAACCGACCACGCCACCGGCGCCCGCTCGGGCAGCGGTGACGGCGGAACCTCTGGCCGCTGCTTCAAGATCCCGCGGTCGCAGGCAAACCGCCACAGCGCGACCAACTGCGACCGCTCTTTCTCGGCGGTGAACGGGCTGCGGACCGATGCCCGGTGCTCCAAGTACCTCGACAGCACGAGATCAGTCAGGTCGTCGATGGTCGGCTCGTATTTGAGCCACTTCGCGAAAGACCGGATCGTGCATCCATACAACCGCGTGGTATTGACCGATCGCCCTCGCAGGCGAAGCGGCCGGTAGAAGTCATCAAAAAGCTGCTGCAATCTCATGGCGTGAACCTCCTCGAACTACATAGGTCACGCCTCCGTGCCGATGAAATGCCTCCTGCGTTCCGTTTGTGCCGGTTGTGCCGATTGGCCGCCGCACCGTTGGTCATTTGCGCCCAATCCCACCCCCGCCACTCGAAGAACACCGCTCAGCAGCGGGGGAAGTTCCCCGCTCGCTGAGCGGTCATCTGTTGGAGGCGATACTATGGGCAAGCAAACAATCCCACAAGCACCCCGCCCAGAATGGATCTCCGTTCCCGAGGCCGCCGAGATGCTCGGCTGCACGGACGTCTGGGTGCTGAAGCTCATCAAGTCGGGGAGCCTCAAGGGGTTCCGTCTATCCGGCCGGGCCTGGGCGGTCAGCCGAATCGCCGTTGAAGAAAACCTGGCCAAGTACCTCAAACGCGACCCGAGCCAGGCCGGCCGGCCCCGGGCCAAACTCGGCTGACAGAGGCCCTATCCATTGACCGGTGCCACGGCTAGCATCTATTGAAAGGCCGCACCAATATGGAACTCACTGTCGGACAAGCCGCGAAGATCCTCAAGGTCACTCCCTACCGCGTCCGCGAGCTCATCGTGGCCGGCAGGCTGAAGGCGAGGCATCATCCATCGGCCTACTACTGGCTCATCACCCGGAAGAGCCTCGACGCCTACATGCTCAAGGGCAGGCTCCGCGCGGGCCGGCCTCGAGCCATCGACACCAAACGCCACCGCGAGGAAGCCCAAGCATGATCGAGTACCTCACCGCCTCAGAGGCCGCCCGGCGGCTGCATGTCTCGGTCAACTCCATCGGCCGCGCGGCCCGCGAGAAGCAGATCGGGATCTTCGCCGGCGGGCGGCTCGTCGCCCTGGCCCCGACAGACCTCGACAAACTCCGTCCGGCCCTCCACGCCACCCCCGGCAATCCCAACTGGATCGCCTCACGCGGCAAGCGGGTCAGGCGCAAAGCCTCCAAATAGCCCAGCGGCGGCCCTCTTCGCCGCCTGCTCTGCCCATCCTCCCGTCCCCGGGAAAACGTCGTCCTATCCGCACGGCGTACCGATAAGGTACAATGCCCGGGCACGGTGGCACCGGCCACCGCGATCAACCCCAGCGAGAAGGAGATGACGATGGACGAGAAGCACTTCGACGCCATGACCGCCCGGGCCGCAATGCGGGCTGAATCCGCCTGCGTGAAGCGGCTCAAGAAGCTCCACTGGACCGAGGCCGACATGAAGAAGCACCGCGACAACCTGGCCACCCGGCTGCGAGACGCCTGCGTCAAGCACGTCAAGCACGCAACGGCGGCTTTCCTCGCCGCCAAGAAGGCCGGCGAGTACGAAGAAGCCTGCGAGGCGATCTTCTTCGTCCCGTTCGTGACCGCCGGCGTTGAAGCGGCCATCGAGTTCGACAAGGCGCAGGTCGATGCCGTCTGGCAGACGCTCACCGCCGAGTGACTGATTGTTCGGATTCCCAAACTCCCCGCCGGCAATCAGGCCGGCGGGTCATGACCAAGCACCACCCAAGGCCAGCACCATGCAAACCACCTACAGCGACACCTACCGCGTATCCGAGCGGATCGTCCTCACGCCCGGCGACACCTTCCGCATCAGCGGCGGGCCCTATTGGCGGCTAGGAGACGGCACCAAGATCCCGATGGCGGTGCGCGGCGTCTGCCGATTCGTCCGCGCCGTGCACCGCGGCAGGCTCGTCCTCCTCGAAGCGTTCACCACCGAGGGCTACACCGTCCTCCACGTTGCCGGGAGCCGCAAGCGGATCGACCGCGCGCTCGTCTGCCGTCCCTACAAGGTGCGTGGCAAGACCCGGCGACCGGCTCCCGGAACTCCAGCCACCAAGCGAAAGCGAGCCAAGCGATGAAGCAGGCCATCGACCGCGCGCTCGTGGCGCTCGTCCTCATCCGCATCGGACAAGAGCTCGGAACCGCCAGCCCTACGGCGGCAGCCATTCACGGCCTCATTGCCACCACGATAGACCTCTTGAACGCCCTCACCCGCTAGCCGCCCCCCGTGGAGAAATCCCAAAAACCCCAAAAAGGCCCACAAAAGCCCCCCTATTCGCACGCCGTACCAATAGCGTATAATGCCCCTGCACGGCCAACGAGGCCGGAAACACCAACAGCGAGAAGACCCCCATGCCCATCACCGTCACCCCCATCGGCATCTACACGCTCAACGGCATCCCCGGCGTGCAGTTCGTCAAGAGCTTCAACACCATCTACCCCCTCACCAAGTGCTGCCAAGCCACCGCTAAAGGCTCCGACGGCTGCGTGGTCTGCCGTAAGTGCTACCGCGAAGTCGACCCCATCTTCGGCATGGCCTGGACGGAAGACGAGTTCGCCATCGAGCTCCCCCTGCTCAAGAAGACCACCGTCAAGACTTCCCGCTGATTGTTCGGATTCCCAACCACCACCACCTCCAAGGAGACCCCGACGATGATCGCGACCATCCACAACCTCCCCGAGACCATCACCGACGCCGCCCTGC